CGGTTGATGAGGGCTTTATTGTAGGTGGGCCAGTTGGTGATTTTGAACTTTTGCTTTGCCACGGAACGGTCTGCGTTGTCGGGAAGATACGTGATCTGATCCTTCAACTCAGCAAAAGTTCGATTTATTCAACAAAGCCGGGGGGGGGATGAAGCGTGGCTACGCGTACAGACTCCCAGGCGACAGACTAATTAACGCGTTGACATTGGCGGTCACTAATTGAGGATTTCTATAAGAACTCGTTGATCGCCCCTCTTCCCTACCCTCCAACTTCATACACTCCAGGCGTGGCAAGGCTTTTACGCACATTACACCAACAAGAAAACAAATAAATAACACATCAATGAAAAGTCAACGCTTTACCCTGATTTGGTCTCGAAAGTTGACGTTTTGCCATGCCACTTCTTATATCCGTTAAGCAGCGCACCAGAGACCAACACCCTGCGACGAAAACGCCAAAAACGACTCCTGATACCACCACAAAACAGACACGCTCAGAATCGCTCTGGTTGCGTTTAATGAGTATATAAACAAATTGTTTTAGGCAATAAGAAAACAACAAAACAAGATAACAAAGAAAAGGAACTGCCATTACCCCACACCCAGGCAATACCAACCTCTTCCTGCCAGGCTACCGAAAAGACCAACCTCATTGCCCCAGGCTACCGACCCCATGAAACAAACCTCGACCACCACCAAAAAGCGACGAGACAAAGGCAATTTCTCTGAACGCCATTCCCCAATACACGGAAGAGAATACCCGGGAAGAAACTCCAGACAAGACCAGGCCAGAACAGTACCCGGCGCCATCTCGTTTACCCACTCTTACCCCGAAAGATAACGCAAATTCCTGATAAGCAGGGAACGCCATTACTTCACATGCGGAGAACGACAACAGACCAGAAACCACATCACCCACACTTCCACCTCTCAAGGTAAACGAAAGGAAAAGCGCACACGCCATTACTCCATACACAGAGAAGAACTATCCCCAAAACGAAGAATACAGACCAGAGTAAAACCACAAGACCACCACCTCTACAACATCTGCAAAACCACTTACCGGCAGAGAGAAGAAAGTCGCTTTTTCTCCCATACGAATGGTCACCGTATAGAGCGCTAATAAGAGAGATACGAGTCCCCCATAAGAGAGGTTATTCGAGTCAGGAAAGAGCACAGATATAAGAGAGAGGGGATGGAGGGGGATCGCTCCCTTTCCCGTATTTATTCAAGTCCTGATTTTATCCCCCGTAACATCCCTGCGGTCGAATAAGTGAAAGAGCCACCGCGAAAATCTATCGGGAGCGTCCCCGTAGGGGAAAGGCTGGCTGCCTGAGTAGAAACGGCTGGAGATTTTTCGGGAAACGGCTGGGTTCCCGTCATGGAAAGGGTGCGTGCCGGTATAGAGACAAAATGCCGCGGGGACGGCTGATTCCCTGGCGGTATACCGTTGTTTGGTGCGCGGGTGGCTTTCTTCCCGCTGCGCGCAGCTACTGATACGTATTCTGCCAGAGCGTTCGAGGGTCACAAGCTGTTTCAGTAGGTTTTAGGGAAGAGGAAAATACTGCTCACCAGCCCTGCGGTGCGCGTTGAGAAGAATAATGTAAAAAGTGTTCCCGATACGCTCCCGGATACTCACTGCTTTTCCAGTTCTCCCCGATACAAAATGCTTTTTCGCCTATGTCTTATTTCGATAATAACACCATCAAGAAAACAACGTGTTTAGACAAAGGAGAAAAACATGTACAAGCATTTGAACATCAGCATCACCCTTTGCGGAGAAGAGACATGTACTGACGAACTCCAGATCTCTCTGGATGACGTTATCCGCTCTGCGGATGTCGCTGGGCGCATTGGTACGTTGATTGGCGAAGGGTATCGCGAGGGCACGTTTGATTTTCATATCGAGGACAACGCAATGTCCGTCGCGTGGAACTGCACAACGTCAGAGTCCAGATAAAGGAGGAAGACAATGAATATGCCTGTGATTGTGGAAGTATGGAGCGTGGACTCGCTGGCCGAATGTCTTGATGGCGTAGGGCCAGCACTGACCCGTAAATTATGGTCGTTTGTACCAGCTGAGGGAGAGTCACCAAAAGGGAAGGACGTGTGGCACCTGCTGACTGATGAAGAGAAGCGGGAGCTGGTGGCCGCAGTGAAAGAGGAGTTCCCTGACGAAGATTAACGATGGCCACCAGCAGGTGGCTTTTGAGTGATTGTGGCCTGCGGCCAGCTGAATGCCGGAACGCTTCGCTTGGTGGCCGTTTTCATAATGGTATTATTTACAACAACAAGAAAACAAGTTGTTTACGGAGTGTGTAATGAATACCGAGATGATTTTGAAACTGGATAAACTCCAGCCTCGCAAAGACAAACCTGCAGTACTCGGTTCGATCACTTTACTGGACATAGTGGCCAACGGCACAGCCATCCGACTTTTCAAAGAGACCGTTGTCGTCTTCGGCGAAACTTCTCGCAAGCGCATCGTAATGAGCGTCAGGCGCTATAGTGCGAAAGGGTGGGTAGCTAAACAAGTTATCTGGCCTGAGTCAGAACTGGAGTTGGCTTTACTGGAAGTTAACAAGGTCGCCCAGCAGGAAATTCAACGAGCAACAACCCTCGCCATAGCATAGTCATGTGCAACACAGATTAGTCGAATTTACGACAGCCCCGTCGATCCTTCGGGGCTTTTTTGTATTGTAAGTACTTACCTACGGCGATAGTATTACGACGCATTTACATGGAGGTAAAAATGAGTTTGACCAAAGAAGATTTAGTATTTGACCTGTACTACGCATCCAGCACTGACGAAGAAGGCAATAAACTGGCCCAGCTGACCGTTCAGTTCCGTGATGCATCGGCTGTTCCGCATGTGACCACCCAGCTGGCCCGTACAACTCTTAAGCGAGATCGCTCGAAGGTTTATGCCGTCGGCGAGCAGTCAGTGAAAAATGGTTCGGACACTCTGCTGGCCGCCATTGAAGCCTATTATCGAACAGACCCGAAGACCATTTTCGAAAACCTGATGGCACAGGTTCAGGATATGATCGAGGGCAATCTGGGCGCCAACAATACCTGGGTTGGTTCATACGGCATAACCATTGTGTCTGGCGGCTCTCTGGAAGAGTATCTGCCTGAGTCCGTCTACAACGTCCAGTAAACCAGCCAATGGCGCGTAACCCGCGCCATTTTTCCCCAACCCGTAAACAAGTTGTTTTATACCTTTTCTGAGTTGCGATAATAACACCAACAAGAAAACAAGTTATTAACGAAGTTGAGGAAATGTTCATGGGACTTGATATCTATATTGAGACGCAGCCAAAAAACGATCTGAATAACGAGGCATCCAGAAAGCAAGTTGGCTACTTCCGTAAGTTCAATGCTCTCGTTGGGTGGATGAACCGTAACGTAGGTGAAGTTGTAAATTGTGAACTTTTAGAAGTTACGATGAATGATATTTGTGCTCTCAAGGCTGATTTGATTCGTCTAAACGAAAGCAATTGTGAAGAGTATCTGCCTACCTAGGAAGGGTTTTTCTTCGGTAGTCAGGAGTACGATGAAGGGTACTGGAATGACGTGGAAGAGCTGAAAGAGCTTGTGGATGAGCTGATTAAAAATCACGACTTCTACAATAACAGACTGACATTTTGCGCCTGGTGGTAAATATGACTGATTTCACCATCTCCCCGAAAGCAGAAAACGTATGGCTGGAATCCTGGCTTGACCTGTCGCCGGCCGAGCAGAAAGAAATGGATCACGTCGAACCGGACGAACAAACCAGCTCCCGCTTCTTCCATTATCAGGATAGCGTTTATGACATTGCCGATTTCATGCGCGATGACCGCTTCCCGGAATGGAACGCCGGCTATCCACTGAATGCCTTCGCTATGTTGATGATCCGCTTAACTGATTCAGGCGACACCATCGACATCGGATTACTTCATTGAGAGAGGAGGGCCACCGATGCTGGTGGCTCTTAACTACCACCTGCTTTCCCGCAGGCTAAAAACACCCACCTCTTACCGCCAGGCTACCGAAGCACCCACCGACTTCCCGACGGCCACCAGCTGCCGAAACAGAACGCTTGGACACCTCACACCCACTGCGATAATTAAACCAACGAGAAAACAAGTTGTTTAAAGGATTATCACAATGAACTATATCGCCACTGTAAACACTCCCGCGCATGGCACCATCTCTGTCACATACTCCGATACTGAAAAGAACATCCTGGGCGCCTGGCGCGAAGAAGAGACCATCCAGCTGTCCGGGAAAGAGAAGCAGCAGATCGCCAACGACATCATTTGCAACCGTCGATTCACGCGTGTCTTCGAAAAAGCTTATGTCACCACCTCAGGATTCGGGGTGTTTATCTTCCCGGTTCGAAGCGGGAGGTTCTGTCAGTCAAAACTCATCGGGTTCGCAACACAGATTGCTGTGTGGATCAAAACAGAGTCCGGGTTCGACTTTACAGACCAGGAAGCAACAGCGCAGGGTGTGCGGATCGCCGACAATGCTCTTAAGTGCAAAAACGTCATTTACGAAGCCGGTATCGACTCGTGGAAGGTCACTTGCGGGGAGTTCGTGAAAGAGATGCACGCCAGCAATCGGATTCACATACTGGCTGGCAAGTAAGAGGGGAGGGGGCTGGAAACGCCCCTTTCTTTCCGTCCACCAGCTCCCGCAGGGAAATTCAGGAACGGCCAGAGGGCTGTCAGGGGAACCGAAGGGAAACGGTCAGGAAATTTTCGGGAAACGGCTGGGTTTGCCTTTATGTAGAAAACAGAGCGGGAGAAGCCCAGAATCGCGCCAGAAATTGCGTAGCGGCGCTGGGGTAACGCTGGTGGAGTTTCAGCCCCTGAGCCATCCAGATAGCTTTCGCTATGTGATTATGTGAATCCGTGGGTAAACCACTGCAAGCGCGGATCACGTCGCGCCAATGATACGCGAGCGCCCACGGATAGCGCCAACATTGCCAACACGCCCCGAAGGATAGCGCGGATCACGTCACCAGATAACGCCAGACGATCACGCCCACGACACGACAAAATAAGCCACGCGCTAAAACGCTTTTAAACGCGCTATAACGTGTTTTTTACTGTGTGTAATGGGTATGTACTACCACACGTAAAAACGCGTTAAATTGGCGCGTTTATGGCGCTTATTTTTGGTGTGAATGAGTGAACGCCAGATAAAAGATAACGCGCCATTGTTGGCGCGTTATGGTGGGAGTATTGGAAACGAAAAAAGCGCCCATAGTGGGCGCTCGATTTTATTTGTGTAAACTGATTTTAAATCCCATTTCTGCAAACGCTTTTAACATTAAAAATATATCAGCGTCGTTCACGTCTGCTTTTTTTCGCTCCTGGTCGCTCAATAAGTCAATTTTACGCGTCGTTTCATCTATAAACTCGACTGCGCGCCCAGCGATCCCAGCGATCCGATTAACATAATATTCATTACGGATATTAACGCCAGAGATGAAAATTACCATGGTTAAGCTCCTTTATAGCGCCCATATTGGGCGCTATATCCATCTAATTACGCTTTGAAAGCATCAGCCAAATAGTTATAAAAATCATTTTTGATAAAGCGATATTGCTGCGATCCGTTTTTCGCTGCGCCCATTCCTTTGATTTTCTCGACCAGTCCGAGACGCTCGCAAAGATTGATCAGCTGGTTGGCTTGCGTATAGCCAGCGTCTAACTTAATTTCGCACGCTTTTTTCGCTTCATTCATCAAATCGAAAACAGCGCCATTTGTGAACGTGTCGATCTCGTCGTTAATCATATCGATTAAAGCGAATACACGAGATCCGGACATATCAGCGACTGAATACACACATTTACCAGACTTGATAGACTTAACCAGATAAACCAGCTTTTCGAGAGAGTAGCTATTTGTCATCGCTTCGCGGAAAAACACTTCTGGCGTTTGCTTGCTTGCTTTAATCGCGTAGTAGAAGACACCAGACAACTTATCGTCGTTTACTGCGTTTACAACGTTATTCACGAAGTATGCGAGTTTAGTAGACGCTGCAAGCATGTTAGCTTTATCTGCTTTGGTGTGCGTGCCATTCTGATAATGTTCGTTGTAAGTCTGTGTAGCTTGATCTGCTTTTAATTGTAATTCGTCAGTGATAACTACAGCAGCATCAATGATAGATTTTTTAGAAATGGTTACGTTAGACATGATATTAATCCTTACTTTAAATTAGAAAATTATTTCGTTCTATCGTTGGCGTGTTCGCTTTCGATGTGACTAATTATCGACATACAAAAAATAAAATCAAGCGTTTTTCGCAAGGGGTGATAAAAAATTTATTTCGCAAATAAATCATAGTCTTAGAAATAAATCGCGTTTTCTCGAAGGTGTTGCCTAAATAAATTCCGTACTCGGTGTATTACCCTTATATATTTAGCGCTGACCATACTTATGGTGATTTAATTTATCGGGAAGTGACCCATAAAATAATAACCGGACATAGCCGGTTATTACCCTTATAGATTTAAAACGGTAAAATGCGCTCGACCCAATCGAAGAGAATAATCATTCTGGTTTGTTTCCCGACCCTCATAGTTACCTGACAAGCGTCAACGCCTAACGATACCCCCTCTATTTCACGACCGTCAGCCATGTACACCCTTATAGACTTTTGTTCATTGTGTGCATTACGACAAATTTTGAAAAAGTCACGCCGAGAGGGTTGGTTTTGCACGTCCTCGTTGCTTACAGTCAGTCTTCCGGTGAACTCTTTGTCCACATCTGGAGGTATGATTGTCTCTATGGTGCTTACTCGCTCCAGTGGAAGCCTTACACGATTCTCTCTATCGAATGGAGTAGGGCAAAGATCGACTTTATTGCGTGATGATAGTGTTCCCTGTACGTACATGTTGAACACTTGTCCATTTTCTACAGTAACCCTAATAGGTACTGTTCGCTTTCTCCAGAACATCAAAGCCGACTCTATGCTGGAGTAGTCACGAGGCCATACTTCTGCTGGGATGCCGTATGTTATATCAGTAATATTGTTGGGCATAAGATACGCCTTGTTCGTCAAGTTGAGGGGTTAACCCATCACCTGTTGATTATTTGTAACCTATTTCTTTACAGCTTTCTTCGAAGACTTCCTTGGGAAGGATATTGATATCTACCGGAACATTTTTCTCCTTAGAAACTATGCTCTTGTAGGGGATCTGGACCCATCGATAGCCTGTGTAACCGCCATATAGATTGGTAGCATTTAGCTGGAAACAATATGTTGATTCGCTTTCGATGTAGTCAGGAAATTTATATTTTGCTGAATCAGGATCAAGTAAATTTGGCTCAAGAGTGGCTTTTATATAATTTTGCTGATCTATCGTAATAGGTTTAGCCGCAAGTGCAGTCGTAGATGAAAAAACAGACAAAAGTGTTACTAGTAGCGAAATTTTAACCTGTTTCATGTGAGCAATATCCTAAATTTGCCTCTATTTGTGACCTATTGTATCAGAAGCTATAAGAGAAAAATATTCTAATATATTTTCATTTGTATTATTTTCGTTTCTATGTCTAGGTAGCCCGGATTGATAATAGATACTAGATAGCTTTCCTGTGGTTCCCGCAGGTAAAAGTAGATGTTTTTTTAATTCAATGATAAGGTTCCACAAATTGTCTTCATTATCAACTTTCATAGAGTATCCTACGCCACAGTATCTTTTACTTTTTGATGGTTTGTGTATTTGGAATGCATTGAAGTTGGAACTTAGTTGGATGTGTCCAAGTGCTATGCCGTCTATTTTATCAATAATATGAATTAATTTTTTAATGTCGAAAGGGAATATGACCAGCGAGTAATCATCTCTTCTTGATTGATTCTCTGGTGAAATTATGTATATATGGAATGGATCTATATTTGGACTTTTTAATGAGTTTATGTGCTCATCTCCAAAATAGAAACCTCTAGCATGTTCTTTTTTATTTTTTTCTTTTGCCCGTTGTATTCTTATGTCATTCTTCAGCAGTAAATAATCTGGGTTGTCAACAGAATTATTAATGATGGTTTGAAGTTGTATATTTGAAAGAGCCACTCCCATATCCTCCATTTAAATTCTATGAAATGGAGGCTACTCATATATCTAAACTAATCAAGATCTTTTTTCAGCCGGAGGTGGTAGATAATTGAAATGTGATGTAGATCACATACTGGAGCAAGTAAGCTCCAGCATGTTGTTGATTATTTACTCAATGCTTGGTATTTGCTCGCGATCAAGCGTTCACCCTTTCTGGTTATTGTAAAACCAAACGGCATCTTGCTGTTTTTTCGTAACACGCCTTCAGTAAGCGAATCATTGGTTGGCTGTACAGTTGCATTGTCTATCCACCCAATAAGAGCAAGAAAGTTTAGAAGTTTCATGCTTGTGATCCCCATATCACATGCTACCTCATTGATGGTGCGACGTGCTCTGCCTCTGATTTTAGTTGCTCCACTGGCTGATATTTCACTTTTCGGTGAAAGCAATGTATCCAGCGTATTGAAGAACCCTCTTGCTGATTCCGATTTAATAAGCCCTGAGTCGCTCATATCGCACGCGACCCGATAAAGAACATTGCTGTTGTTCATAAATGGATACTTCTCGATAAACTCTACGAACGTCTTCGCCCCGTTCACGCCGCACTTATAATCGAGTGGATTGTCGACGCGCCAGAAAAAAGCCTTGTTGGCTTTGGCATCGAAGATGTCAACAAATGGTAGTTCTGCTAAGTAATTCATCATGTGCTCCTTTGTTATTGACGAGCACATGATGAATATTGCATGACGGGGAAAAAGAAGAAGTCTACGGCAGCCGTTTTAGGATGTCTTCCAGGTCTTCCTTGGTCATCCCGGAGTTCTCGTAGATCTGTATCACTTTTTCCCTGGCCTTTTCAGCCGCTGCCATCGAGGTCGCGATCTTCTCAAACTCTGCTGTGCTCATCTTGGTCAGAACAAGATTAATGATGTCTGACTTCGACATTTTGATGTTGCGTTCTTTCAGGCGCGTTTTGAACGAACCAAGCTTTTCGTTGGCTTTTTCGGTGAGCTTCACCTGACATGAAATTGAGCGATTTTCGGTCATAATTAATCTCTTTGTAATACACCAAAGTCAAAACTGCTCCCGACAGGCAACACGCCTTCCGCAAACCCGGGAGTGGTGTCAATAATGTGTTTTCGTTCGTATGAGTGTGACATCAGGTGTTTGTTGCTTATATCGATAAAATCCGAAATAAAACACACATTTGCCTGATTCTTCTTGGCACGAAGGCCGCGACCAACACGTTGACGCATTTCGACTTCGGCCTTGCCTCCTCCGGCAAGAATTACGGCGCCAACACTTGGCACATCGACACCGACATCCAGTATCGTAGAGCCGATCAGCACATCAATTTTCCCTGCAGCCAGGCTGTTAAGCTTAGCCTGTCTGGTACTCTGGTTGGATTCACCGTAAATAAAATCTACCCGTAAGCCGCTCTCTTTCATCATTTCCATCAGTATCTGACCGTGGCGTTTGATCCTCACCAGGGTCATACAGTTCAGTCCATGATCACGGTACATCAGCGCGTCGCGAACGACGGCCTCGTTACGTCCAATATTGTAAACGATACCGAGCTGATAAGCTTTCTGATACGGCGTACTCATACCAACTCTGAAGTTCAGATGCTTGGAAGCGAGCTCCGCTCGTATACGAGCCTCATCCGGAGTGTACGCGATTTTATGGTATACGAAGTAAGGTTTGGCCAAAATACCTCGCTCGATCAGATATTTTTCAGTGACCTTTATCTCGATGCGTCCTGCAACCGCCATCAGACGCATATTGGCCTCAGTTGAAGCCTTCATAAACGGGGTTGCCGTCAGCGCCAGGCGATAGTCTGCGTTAATGCAAAGCCTGGCGATGTCATAAAAGTTTGAACCGGAGGATTCGTGGGCTTCTTCGAGGATTAGCAGTGAGACGCTTGAGAGGAATCGCTTAACCAGCTCCCGGCGCTTAAGATGATAAGCCTTTTTCTCCGCCGGCATATCGCGTGGAGGCTCTTCAAGAAAACTCGCCAGGGTTTGCACTGTTGCGACATTGATATGGCGAGACACCTGAAACTCACCAGAACCAATGATGCCAACCTTCTGACCTTTAAGCCACGGCTCTCCATTCTCAGCTCGATAGTCGATCGACTTCTGGAAGTTATCTGCCATTTGAAACATAAGAACAGAGCGGGTGGTTAAAAACAGCGTCATGCGACCAATACGCGCCGCGGCTTTGCAAGCTACGTTCGACTTTCCCCCGCCAGTGGCGATCTGCGCAATCATCATTCCTTCGCGAACCAGTGTCTCTACAGCCTGATCCTGATATGCATAGTCCGGATTATAGGGGAAGGGGTTAACTGCCGGGTTTGGTTTACCAAGCGCCGGAACCTTGTCTTTGCGAATATGCACGCATTTAATGCCAGCCTTCACCAGATTTGCTGCTACCGATTTAGCAAAACCCGCGGGGAAGGCATTTTTGCTCCAGTTGAACATAGTACTGGTGCCTTTCCAGTCGCCAGCTTCGACTTCGTAACTCAGCATTTCCTGGACGAGTCGCTTCACGTTGTCATCAGCGCCAGAGACCATAGCGTTGACCGCGTTCGAAACAATCCTAACAGTCATAAATATCTTTCCTTCGTGCCTTTTATATGTTAATTGGCTAGAATAGTAAGTAAGTACTTATACAATGGATTGTATCAAAAAGTATGGACGTAAAAATTACCATTCTGCAGGTAGAAGTGGCCAGACTCCGGCCAAATCCCTGGAACACCAACTCGGTTGGTGCTCAAAACTTCGAAAAACTGAAAGGCTCCATCGAAAAACTGGGTTTTTTCAAGCCAATTCTCGCGCGTGAGCTGGACGGTGGCCAATTTGAGATTCTCGGTGGCGAACATCGCTGGCGAGCCGCTATGGAACAGGGTATTTCCGCGGTTCCTGTTATATCGGTGGGCAAAATAAGCGATCTGGTCGCGAAACAAATGTCTCTGGTCGATAACGAGCGATACGGCGAAGACGATCAGGTCGCATTACAGCGTCTGATCGAGGAAATTCAGTCAGAACTCGATTATCAGCTGTCGGAAATTGCCCCTTACGACGACGAACTGGCGGCCACACTAGCTCGTGAGTCGGCAATTGACCTGGAAATGCTTGAGGCGTTGTCGCGTGGCGACGAAGAGCCCGTTGAGAAGGACTCTCGCGAAAAAGCTGAGCGTGTTGGTGCGGAACACCAGACCATGCGTTTCAAAGTGACGTTTGACGCTTCTGATCGCGTTACCGAAACCATCAAATCCATCATCAAAGAGCAGGCGATCAACACCGGCAACGACATGGAGAATGCTGGTGAAGCTCTGGTATGGCTGGTCGATAACTACAAGGAGTGTATTTAATGACCAAAACGTTCGAAATCGTCTACCGAGACCCGGCAGAGCTCATTCCCTATGAAATGAACGCCAAAAAGCATGACGAGCAACAGATCCGTGATCTGGCCGCAGCCATAAAAAAGCGTGGTTTTGACCAGCCGATCACTGTCGATAAAGACGATGTCATCATTACTGGCCATGGCCGCCGCGAAGCTGCGCTTTTAGCGGGGCTGAAAAGTGTGCCGGTGATCGTTCGCGACGATCTGTCCGATGAAGAAGTGAAGGCGAAGCGTCTGGAGGATAACCGGCTGGCCAGCATTGATTACGATGCCATCAAGTTACAGAAAGAGCTGGAGTCTCTGGTATTTGGTGACGTTGAAGTCTTCGGCTTTGACGAGCGTGAGCTGAACGTGCTGGTCGGTAGCATGACCGAAGAAATGGATACTGGCGCACTGGTTATGGATCTGGGGGAGGAAACCGAGCGCCAGAAAGAAGAGCACACCGAAATCAGTCGCGAAGTCGCCGCCGAAGAGGTTCGAGTGGTCGATGTTCTGGGCTTTAAAACGCTCCCTGCTGGCTCTGCGATTGTCGTGGGGGATTTGCTTGCCCACATGGAAGAAATCACGGGAGAGAGCGGGGTAGACGCGTTCGTTGCTTATGCGCAGAAAGTTTCCTCCGGGGGAGTCGAAGCATGAGCACATATACCATCAACGTATCGTTCCAGACCCGTGTCAACAAGACCACTCGCACGCTTGAGATCGCCGAATCGTTTGGGCTTGGCCTGGATGAAAAAGACTGGACACTTTACGACAATCTTGAGCTGGAAGTCGAGCAGGGTGATGTGGTCTACATCACTGGCCAGTCAGGCTCCGGAAAATCTGTCGTGCTGCGTGAGCTACAACGCCAGATGAAAGATGAAGGGCTTTCAGTCGCCTCCATTGATGACTTTACCTTTGACAACGACGTCAATGTCATTGACCAACTGGGTAAAACCACCAGCGAAGCGTTAGGGCTGCTTTCGATGGCTGGCTTGAATGATGCCTATCTCTTTGTGCGCAAACCTTCTGAAATGTCGGATGGCCAGAAATACCGGCTCAAGATCGCCAAGCTTATTGAGTCGGGCGCAAAGGTATGGGCTGCGGATGAATTTGGCGCAGTTCTTGATCGTGTTACCGCCCAGGTTGTGGCGTCGAACCTCCAGCGTGCCGCGCGAAAGGTAGGTGCGACGGTAATGGTGGCGACGACACACGAAGACCTGAAGAACGCGCTGCGCCCGGATATGCAGATCACCAAGCACTACAAAGAACGCGTGAAGGTGGAATATGCCTGATTTGAAGATCGTAGAGCTGAAGCCATCGAAAGAGACTGACAACAATAACGTTGAAGTCATCCGCCTGCTGGAAGATGCACTCCAGTACGCCAGAGAAGGCAAAAGCCATAGCCTGGCGCTGCTGATGATCAATAACGACGGGAGTGTTCTGGATTGCTGGCATAACGGTGGGCGCCCATACGTCATGGTTGGGGCGATGGAATCGCTTCGCCTGGACTTCATCAATGCCAATATCGAGCGCAGGTGATCGGCATGACAGACATCATCATCAAACGGTATCGCCCGGAGGAGTTCCCGCGCCATCTGGACTTTCTTGAGCGCATGACCGTCACCAGGGGGACGGTAGAAGACTGGCACGCGCTTAAGTCGCTTCACTACAAGACAGATGGGAAGCCGTTCGCCCCTACCTACTACCGTTGTGAGCTAGATGGTCGGTTGGTAGGCGTTGTAGTTATGGCCTTCCCTAAACTGCTGCTGGCGCCGCGGCATCGCATGTTTCCAAAGCTGAAACCCACAACCAACACCACTGTGGCAAATCAGTACTGGGGACGTTACGTAAACAACAACTTCGCTGTGATCAGCCGCTCTGTAGTGGACACCCAGTATCGTGGCGTCGGGGTATCGTATCGCATGATTAATCTGGTTAGCAGGATGCATGACCGGCCAATCATCGAGATCCAGTCGTCGATGAGCAAATATAACCCGTTTGCTATGAAAGCAGGGTTTTGCTTCATCCGTCCTGAACGTCCGAAGAGCTACGAAAGCGCGCTTCGTGTCTTTCAGCGCCATTTTCGTTCTGACCCCGGCGACAACGAAGCGATTGTGAAGGAGCTGTTTGCGATGACTGATTCACGCCGGCGCCGCGCACTGCGAGATCTGGTGGCGGACTACCACAAGAATAGTTCTCTGGCAAAAGCAGGCCGCAACCGTGGCACTACCATTCAGGATATCGCGGATAGCCTGGTGGATGAGGCCAGCATCGTGAAACTGCTCAAGGATATTCACAATCTGAGCTTCACTTCACCGCTCTATGGGGTTTATCGCAACCCTGATTTTGGTCGCCAGCTGCCTGACACACTGCCACTGCTGGCTTTTGATAAACAACCGCTGAATGCACCACTGGATATTGCGTTACCGGCATAAGGATTTGCCATGACACTGACTGATAAACAGAAAGACATCATTAAGACCATCAACTTAGGCCATGAACGTGGACATTTGCTCGATCTGGACGAGCTGCTGGAAGTGCTGCCTTACCGGACGACAAAGCAGTCTATGCAATTCTCCCTGCGCGCGCTGATCAAGAAAGGTTTGGTCGAAAAGCACGACTGCCGGCCGCGAGAGGATTCTGGCTACCAGCGTCGAACTCTGGGGCTGACGACATTAGGTCGAGCCAGAGCCAAGTTACTGGTGATGTAAGTTGGTCTGGGAGTCAGATTAACAGCCTGCGTCTGTATATATAACTAATAAGTCACTTATTAAATATATACGAAAGCAGGCTCTCAAACGGATTCCCCAGACCTAATTAATACAACCAGAAAACAAATTGTTTAAGAGTGCAAGGAAGCGCTCTGTGTGTGTTTTAGAGGGATCTATGACTGTCGAAAAAGACGAGAGCAAAACTCGCCTGACTCCGGCTGAATGGGCGGAAGCCGAAGCGAAATGGACTTCGGGCGAGTATACGCTCTCAAAACTGGAAGAAGAGTACGGCATCCGTCGTGAAACGCTCTCCAGACACTTCAAAAAGCGTGGATTAGAGAAAGGCGCCGATTCTGTTGGAAAGATGGTGCGCGAGTCTCTCAAGTCCGATGCAGAACTGCGCGCTAAAGCCCGAGCCGAAAAGATAGAAGACCGCCGGACACGCTATGACGGCTGGGCGTATGCCCTTGGTCAGATGGTGATGGTCGAGGTCACTACAGCAAAGCGCGAAGGTAAGCCACTGGCCTCGATTGAGGACGATCTTAAAAGCCTGCAGCGCGCCAGCGGCACGCTGGCCAAATGCTTCGAAATTTCCTCCAAGGCATTGGGCATGGAGAAAGAAGAAGGCGGTGAAGAGGATATTCCGAACCTTGTCTTTGGCGAGCTAACCCCATCACAGGTGGCCCAGCTGCGCAAGGAAGATGATGAGCCCGAAGTGATTGATGACGATCTGTTGGAATCACTCGAAGAAGAAGCGCTGAGCGAAGCTGAGAGCGATTTTGACGCATCGGGCGAAGACGATGATGGAGATGCATAACCATGTCCATCCCGTCGTCTCTAAGTCTCGTACAGCTGCATTCCGGGCAGATGCAAGTCTTCCAGTCGCCACATCGTTTCAAAGTGGTGTGCGCCGGACGACGTTGGGGTAAATCGAGGCTGTCGATCTCAACCATCATTCGCGCTGCCGCTAAGGAAAGAAAACAACGAGTTTGGTACGTCGCGCCGACCTATCAAATGGCGCGCCAGATTTTGTGGGATGATCTGCAGGAAGTTCTGCCGCGTAAGTGGATTCGGAAGAAGAACGACACCACGATGACCATCGTGTTGAAAAACGGTTCGGAGATCGCGCTTAAAGGCGCGGATAAACCGGATACGCTTCGTGGTGTTGCGCTGCATTTCGTTGTGCTCGACGAGTTCCAGGATATGAAGCCAGACACCTGGTACAAGGTTCTCCGTCCGACATTGTCATCCACCCGCGGCGGCGCGCTGATCATCGGTACACCGAAAGGGTTCTCCGAATTCCATAAACTATGGACTATCGGGCAGAACAAAGAGCTGCAGCGCAAAGGTCAGTGGAAAAGCTGGCAGTTTGTAACCGCTGATTCACCATTCGTTCCGACGGCAGAAATCGAGGCAGCCAAGAACGATATGGACCCTAAGTCGTTCGCTCAGGAGTACCTCGCCAGCTTCGAAAACATGTCAGGGCGCGTGTATTACCCGTTCGATCGTAGCGTTCACGTTAAGCCGCTGCAGTTCAATCCTAAATTACCGGTGTGGGTAGGCCAGGACTTCAACATTGATCCAATGTCGTCGGTCATCCTGCAGCCACAACCGAATGGGGAGCTGTGGGCTGTGGATGAGCTTGTCTTGTTTTCGTCGAATACGGCAGAAGTGTGCGATGAGCTGGAGCGTCGCTTCTGGCGGTGGAAATCGCAGGTCACAATTTTCCCAGACCCGGCCGGCGCCTATCGTCAGCACGCTCGTGGGGAATCGGACATCGACATCTTCAAGGAGAAGGGCTTTCTGCGTGTTGATTATCCGAAAAAGCACCCACCGATTGCTGATCGTGTGAACTCAGTGAACCGCATGTTGATGAGCGCCTCTGGCGAAACTCGTTTGTATATCGACCCTAAGTGCAAACATCTCATCGATTCACTGGAGAAAGTTATCTACAAACCAGGCTCGCGCGATATGGATAAGAGCGGGGGGATTGAGCACAGCGCGGATGCCTTGGGCTACCCGGTTCATCGTAGGTATCCCGTAAAAAATCGTGTTATTCTTGGTGGCTCAAGATAAGTAAGTACTTACCTATCATGGAAGGGAAACAAATGGAATTGACTGATAAGCAAATTAAGGATCTTGTGGCAAGGCGCCACCCCGAATACATAAAGAAAAAAGAGCACTGGGATTTCCTCGCCAGCACATACGCTGGCGGGCGTGCCTGGTTCGATGACAACATTTTCCGATACTTCAAAGAAGGTGATCAGGAGTTCAAGGAGCGTCTGGAACGCGCCTACCGCTTCAATCACACCAGGGAAGTGGTGAACCTGATTAATAAATATCTCTTTAAAGAGGACATCCATCGAAATGTAGAAGAAGCGCCTGAGCCAATTCAGAAGTTCTGGAAACGCGCGACACGACAGAATGTTTCCATCGATGGCTTTATGTCCGCGCTTGACCTCCAGTCCTCCATCTATGGCCGTGTCTGGGTGGTGGTCGATAGCACGATGGATAGTGACGCAGAATCCGTCGCTGACGAGAAGAAGAAGGATGTTCGCGCCTATGCCTACTGGATTTCTCCGCAGCAGATGTTGGATATGGCGTGGGACGATGACGGCAATTTGATCTGGGCGCTGATTGTCGAAGTGGCGCGCGATGATCAAGATCCTTTTACCTCATCTGGCCAGGAATATCAGCGTTATCGTCTATGGACACGTAACGAGTGGTATCTATTCCGGGAAGAGGTTAAGAAAGGCGCCGGGAATGCCGGTCGTCGGACCGCAAAAGTTGTGCTTGAAGATAAAGGCGAACACAAACTTGGCGTTGTACCTGTGTTTCCTGTTGATTGCATAGGGGAGAGCGAATCGCCGTATTTTAGCCCGTCGCTTATTGATGATATCGCCTACCTTGACCGTGCAGTAGCCAACTATCTGTCGAACCTTGACGCCATTATTCAGGATCAGACGTTCAGCCAACTGGCCATTCCCGTTCAGTCGCTCCTGCCAGGCGATGAGAATCACGCAAAGGTAATGGAAATGGGGACAAAACGCGTCTTCACCTATGACTCGGAAAGTGGCAACCAGCCTTTCTATTTGTCGCCAGACCCTAAGCAAGCTCAGATGATCATCACCACTATCCAGACCGTGATTAATGAGATCTACCACTCCGTTGGGGTCGCTGGCGAGCGAACAAAGCAGGATAACGCTAAGGGGATCGATAATTCATCCGGGGCCGCCAAGTTATATGACTTTCAGCGGGTTAATAGTCTGCTTATTACTAAAGCCGAGCGTCTTGAGCGGGCTGAACGCCAGATGATGTTTTTGGCGGCGAAGTGGATGGGGGTCGATCTCGATGAGGAGCATTCGCTGATTGCCTATCCGGAGAGCTTTGATATCCGCGGTCTGACGGATGAATTTGCCGTTGCCGAGAAACTTGGGCTGCTGGAAGCACCGGATTCTGTGCGTCGATATCAGATGGAAATGCTCATTGAGAAAATCTTCCCGAATATTTCGGCCGCGATGCAGAAAGAATTTGAGAAAGATCTCTTGAATTTTCCGCCAAAAAATGCTCTTAACACCCTTGAAAATAAGTCAGTACTTACTTATCATCGTGATACAGTCCAAGAGAGCGGACAAGATCTATCCCAAGGGAATGGGAACTAATCAACTCAAGCAACCGAGTGATAAGTAATTAAAAGGAATTTTTATGAATCTGTGGCAAATGCTAATGGCCCGTCGTGGCCTCATGGATGTCGCCGAATCACATGAACGTGGTGGCGCAGGTGCTGGAGCTCCCGCTGGTGCAGAAGAGCAGGGCACCCAGGAATCTGGTAAGCAGAACGGCGAGCAGAAAGATCAGCCGAAAATCGAAGACGATGAATTCGGAGGGATGACTCAGGAAGAGTTGCTCGCTGAATTGCGTAAATCCAAGAAAGCCGGTGCTGACCTGCTGAAAGAGAACATGAAACGCAAGGAAAAAGAGCGTGCCATGGCCGATCAGCTGGCTCAGTACGGTGATATCGATCCGGCACGAGCACGCCAGCTTCTTGAAGCTGAGCAAGCCGCAGAAAACGCACGCCGTGAGGCGGAGCAAGCTGAACTGGAACGCCGCGGTGAATTCGATGCTGTGAAAAAGCAAATGATCGAAGCTCACCAGGCTGAGATAGCTCAACGTGATGAACGTTTTTCCGCTCTGGAGAGCGAAAACGCCGCACTGAAAGCCCAGCTGGTTGAAATGACCGTCGGTGCGTCCTTTTCTGGCTCCAATTTCCTGCGTGAAAAAGTTCTGATGACTCCGGCTAAGGCCCGCGTTATCTACGGCTCTCATTTCGAAGTGGGTGAAGACGGTAACGTCGTTGGCTATGACAAGCCGGCAGGTCAGAAAGAGCGTGCTGTTCTGGTTGACGGCGAAGGTAAGCCGTTACCGTTCGAATCCGCGATTGAGCGTATTTTACGTGCAGATCCGGAAGCTGACGCTTTATTGCGCAGCGAAGCTAAGCAGGGTGCTGGTTCAATTAGTAAACCGACCCACAAAGTAACCCAGCCGAAGAACAAGTCGACAATGGATAAGTTGACTGCCGGTTTAGGGAAAATCGGAATCAAGTAACATCTTAAATCATAGGGAAATGAAAGATGCCATTACTGCGTGAAGAAGCTGAAAAGCTGTCTAATAACGAGCTTGAACAGGGCGTGATCGAGACCATTATCGATCGTGACGACCTGTTTGCCGTCCTGCCTTTCATGAAGATCAATTCGAAGGCATATCTTTATAACCGCGAAAAAACCCTGAGCGAAGCTACTTTCATTGATGTGAACGACACCATCACCGAAGGTGCAGCAACCTTCGAAGAGAAAGTTGCGAAGCTGCGCATTCTGGCTGGCGACGTTGACGTCGACAAATTCCTGGCTACCACTATGGCTGATACCAACAACCAGCTGGCTATCCAGGTTCGTCAGAAAGTCAAAGGTCTGGCTCGTGCCTTCCGTCGCAATCTGATTGTTGGCGACTCCACCACTAACAACAAAGCCTTCGACGGTATTCCGAAGCTGATGCATGACGATCAGAAGATCGACATCTCCGGCGCATCCATGACTTTCTCCATGTTCGACGAACTGGTCGACGCAGTTAAAGATCTGGGCGCAGACTGCATCATGATGCGTTCTGAGCATCTTCGCGCATATCGTGCGCTGCTGCGAACCGTAAACGTAGGCCCGTCCGAAATCATGATGGAAAACTTCGGTCGACCAATGCTGTGCCATAACGGCGTTCCGTTTATCGTAAACGACTTCATTCCGGTTGCGGACTCCACCAAAGCGGATATCTACTGTCTGCACCTTTCTGAAGAAAACGGTGTAACTGGTCTGTACGGCGGCGAAAACGCCGGTATCGTTGTGGAAAACATTGGCACCGTTCAGAACAAAGACGCAGTACGTACTCGTGTGAAGTGGTACTGCTCTCTGGCCAATAAGCACGACAAAGCTATCGCGGCGCTGACTAACGTCAAAATTTAATCCTAATAATAGGTAAGTACTTACCTATTATTTTTAAATGGGTGGGCTATACGCCCGCCCTTTTTATAGGAGCGATATATGTCAGAAAAAAAAGTGAAGATCACTGAAAAGGCCTTCACCGACTTTACGGGGGTTATGTTCCGTACTTCTTTCACTAAATCGGTGTCCGATCATCCAGTAAACGAGCGCATGCAGAACCGTATCACCGCAGCTATGCGAGCGGTTCCGATGGAGCCCACTGTCGCTGTTACTGGTGTGTCGGTAAGTCCTAAGTCGGCATCGGTGGAGGTGAAAAAAACGCTTCAACTCACGGCTACCGTGGCGCCTGCTGGTGCTACCAACAAGAAAGTTACCTGGGCGTCGAAAAATGCTGAATTTGCAACGGTTGACGCGGCTACTGGTCTCGTGACCGGCGTTGCAGAAGGGACTGCAACAATTGAAGTCACGACCGCAGACGGCAGCCATAAAGCAACCGAAACTGTTCAAGTTACAGCAGCTGCAGCCTGATTCAGTAACAAGGGGTGGCTCTGGCCACCCTGTTCAGAGGAAAACTCATGAAACCAGCAAAAATTCATCTTCTGGAACCTCAGTTCCTTGGATACACGGGCATCCTGTGCGGCGTTTACTTTAAAGACGGCATTTCCGTAGCAGAGCTGCCATTCCTCGATCAACAGCGGATCTGCGCCTCAATGCGTGCCGAAACGATTGATGGGCAAAATGTCTCTCCATCAGCTGCCTTCAGCAATCGTAACGAGCTGGTGGCCGATCAGATTGTGGAGCCTACGGCCCCTGATATTGTCCCTATGAAACGTGGCGTCGCGAAGGAGGAGACAAAACATGTGCAGCGCTTCACCCGAGAAGAGCTGGAGTCCATTGCTGACTGTGAAGGTATCGCCGGCCTGCGCCAGATCGGCAACACGCTTGGCGTGAAAGCGAAGGGCATTGTTGAAATGATCGAGGGCATCCTGAAAGCACAAGGCGGTGAGTGATGGCTCTGATCGACACGTTTCGTAGCGGAGACATCGTGTCTCTGACCTTCGCCTTTAACGTACTGGATATCGACTCCGCCTCTTATACGGTGCGAGATAGTGCAGGCACAACACTTGTGGACGAAGAGCCTCTCGATATTGCAGAAGGCCAAATGTCTATACCGGTTGTGATCTCAGCAGAGCATAACCAGCTGGTCGAAAAAGAGCGTGATCTGCGCTACGTCATCGTGAAGGCCACAGCGGGTGGGCTAACCCACGAAGAGCGGCAGATGTATGTGCTGCTTAATAGCTTTGAACTATCCGTCCCGGGCCAGTCGTTTGCCACCGTAGCCGATGCTCAAATGCAGGCCATTGATATGATCAATGGAGATACATTGCTGGCTGATGGAGAGGGTTTGATGCGCAAGCGGCTAATCGAAGCGACACGGCGAATCAAAACCTTACCTTTCTCTATCCGGAGGATCATGCGCATCGATTTCGACCGGTATGACCGTCCCCAAAACATGCTGAATGTCTATGACATTCCCTGGGGGGCTGACGGCGTGTATCGGCAGGATTTGGTGGACTGGGAACGGATCACTTCGGAGCAGTTTGCGGATTTGCCAGACTACTTTAAAGAGGCGCTGCTTCTGGCCACCGTTAATGAGGCATGCGAGATCGCCAATGGCAACGATATTGCGAGTGCGCGTGAAGACGGCATTTTGTCTGAATCTATCGGTGAAACAACCAATATGTACCGCACAAGCAAAGTGGCGAATGTCCGTGTGGCCCGCAGCACCTGGCGATTGCTTATTAGTTACATCAACAATCGGATGATTGTTCGTCGTGCGTAATACACGTCGTGCTCTTTACTTCTGGTCGACAGGCCAAAGACGGGAAACCGCGCCTCCGCCTGGTAATGAGTGCGACGACTTCACACAAGGAGAGTGGATGAATATTTCGTGGCAAGCCGAATTGTCGATCTACCGGTTTGGTTCCAAAAACGTCTACGGTGAAGCGCAATTGCAGTTCGTCAGGAAGACGAAAGTAGGCGTCGTTAAATTTGAACAGAGCAATGAAAAATCGTCCGTCAGGGCAGATAGCTCTGGAAGCCGCGGAAAGGCGGCGCTGGAGTTGTTTGACGCAGTACTTATTGTTCCACTTGAAGCCGCTGTTCAACTCGATGACGTTCTTGTGCTGGAGGGACAGAAGCTGAAGGTCTCAAGCGTACATCGGCGATGGGGACTACGTGGCCGCCCTGGGCATCTTGAGCTGGGGGCGAATATATGGGTTTGAAATATGACGCACACCAGTTTAAGCGTGCCGGCGCCAGACTTAATAACAGCCAGAAAGCGTTCAAGCGATATCTAATCAGGGACATGGAAAAGCTGGCGCGTCTGGTTGAACGACTGGCACGAGCCATGGCCCCGCTTGAAACCGGATCGCTTGAGAGCGCCATTTTTGCGCGGGTTGTAAAAGAAGGATACGCGGGGCTTCGTATTGAGCTTTCCGTTTCAGGCGCAAAGCAGCGAGAAGGGCATCCAGGCGTTGAGGTGGGGGACTATGCCAAATACATTGAGCTTGGTAAGTACCGTCTTGGTTATTTGTCTCGTATGAAGAATGTTACCAACCCTCCTGTCGCCGGCGTGAAGCCTAAAGTGGGCCCATATTTCCTTGAGCGAGCGACTCAGATTAGCGAAAAGCAATTTTCGCAGACGATCTTGGAAGCTGCCAGAAAAGCAGGATTTACGCGAGGTTGACGTGTTTGTAGAAGCATTCGCAAAATTGATACAAAAAAAGGGGCTTGGAAAAGTAGGGACGGACATTTTCTGTCACTACATGCCAGCAAAAGTTAAGTCTGGCATCTTGCTGATTAATCCCAATACAGGCATAGCCATCGACCCGGATTTGCAGGGTTTTTACTTCGACTCATTCACGATAGTAGTTCGCAATGCGAGTATTACAAAATCTGTTGAAATGGCCAACGAAATCATGGGCATCCTTCCTGTTAGCAACGTTGAGTCTGACGGGGTATTCTTCAAAATGGTTAGGCCGATGGCGATGCCAATAACGTATCCAATAAATGACGGATCGCTTATTGAAACGGGGATTCCACTTGAATTTGCCGGGTACTTTATTGAACTGAATAAATAAGTAAGTATATACTTACTATTGTGTGTCGGAATGACACTGTTTTAACGGAAAAAGGAGTTTTCCAATAATGTCCAATACCCATGTTAAAAACATCAAGCTTGGCGCCTGCAAGGTGTCGTTTGGTGGCGTGGATCTGGGTTACACCAAAGGCGGCGTTCAGGTTGAAATCGCAACCGAAACGCTGAAAGTGACCGTAGACCAGCTGGGCCAGACCACGATCTCCGAGCTGATCCAAGGCCGCAACATCACCATTACTGCGCCGCTGGCTGAATCCGTGTTGAAAAACATGGTCGATCTGATGCCAGGTTCCACGCTGAGTTCGGGCGAAGATACCGTAACCATCACGTCTGCGCAGGGTGTGAACCTGATCGACGTTGCGAAAGAGTTGGTGCTGACTCCGCAGGATGCGACGGATTATGTTCTGACCATCCCTAAAGCAGCAACCGCGGGTAACTTCACCATGACCTACCAGTCTGACGACGTTCGCGTGTTCTCAGTTGAGTTTTCCGCTTACCCGGACGACGCTGGCGTGTTGGGGAAAATGAGCCTCCCAAAGCCGGTTGAGAGCGTCACGCTGACCCCGTCTTCACCGACCGTAAAAGTGGGCGCTAAAGTTCAATTGAGCGCAACCTTTACCCCGGCCGATGCAACCAATAAGACTGGCGTGTGGAGCTCTGATGCGACTGATAAAGCGACCGTAGATCAGAACGGACTGGTAACTGGTAAAGCTGTCGGTTCAGCCAATATCACCTTCACAACTAATGACGGCGCCAAGAAGGCGACCAAAGCCGTCTCTGTAACTGCCGCAAGCTAAATTGTTATAACCCAAGAGGCCCATGGATGGGCCTCTGTATGAGTTTAAAAGGATTTAAACCATGACCAAATTACTCGATCTCGACTCCATTCTGCCGCCGAAAAAAAGCATCAAATTTGGTGGCAAAGAATATCCCATCGTTGAAATGACCGTCGGCCTCTTTGTTTCTATCAAGCAGATGGAAGACAAAGACCTCATGAATATGTCTCCCGTCGACCAGGTAACTGCCTACGCAGAACTGGTACGCAAAGTCATTCCGTCAGTACCTGACTCCGTTCTGGAGAAACTGACTGTCCAGCAACTCCAGCAGATCTTCACCTTCGCCATGGAAGTGATTGATGAAGAGAACGAAAAAGCGGCTGGCGAAGGGGCAAAGTAATATCCCGCGATGAATCCGGGGTAAAGACCGTTTCGATAGATCTCGGATTCTATTTCAGTCGTGTAGTTGCTCACTACGCCGTATCGCCAATAGAGCTACTGAGTATCCCGTTGACCATGTTCTGGATGCTCAGCCGCAATATCGATCGTCTGCGAGCGGAAGAGGATGTCCGCAATCTGCAGGTCGCCCGCGTCGCCCAAGCGGATGGCGATGGCGTTAAGGCGTTCATGGAGGGTTTGCAACTCAGGATTGGAAGGCCAGTCGTTACTGATAAAGTCTACCGTCCGCATATGGATAAGGCAGACCCCGACGCCAAAGAGCAGCTGATGCAAATTTTTGGCAGAGGATGACAAGGGAATGTCACAAAACGTAGAGTTTATCCTGTCGCTGGAAGACAAACAGTTTACGGCGTCAATCGACCGGGCGGGTAAATTACTTACCAAATTTGGCGAGCGGGCTACCAAACCGGCTCAAAAAATTAAAAACCTCGAGCGCTCTCTGGGTTCGGTCTCCAGCATTCTTGGCGCTCTTGAAACCAGACTCAATTCTACGGCAGACAAACTACAGGACGTAGCTGCCGGTTTTGAGCTCGTTTCCAACACCTCTCGAAAGGCACAACGTGAACTGTCCGCTATCAGCACTGATTTGCGGACATTCACAGATCGCGTTGATTCAGCCACATCGTCTACGCACAAGTTCCTGGCCTCATTGCGGAAGGTTCAGTCGGAACTCAATGAGTTTTCTGATTGGGTTAAATACGCAGGAGACCATGCCGGTAAATTCAACACTGAGATCAAGGGTGCCACTACTTCTCTTGGTGGAATGAACACCAGACTAAATGCGACCAGCAAGCGTCTGAGCAATTGGGGAACAACGACAAGCCAGGCGGCCGAGGGGTTAAAAAAAGTCAAAGATCAGATGGATGGCGTTATTCGAAGCCAGCAGCTGATCAGCCGTCCAGTCAGGGTCAGAACAACCACAACGGGCGGGGGAGGCAGCGGAGGTGGCGCTGATCGATTTACCGCTGCGTCCCATCGCGGTGGCAGTCGTGAAAATGGCGTCTTTTCTGGATTACGCGGCAATATTTTCCTTCTGGGAGAAATTGGGGATGCTGCCAGAACGGTTACTGACATCCTGTTTGGTTGGCAGAAGCCGATCGTAGAGGCTGCGGCCGAAATGCAGCGTATGCGTGTCATGTTGCGTGGCTTGAACAAGGATAAAGTCAATCCTGAAGAAGCCGCTGCTCAAGACATGCAGTATATCGTGAACATGGCGAAAAACGCCCCATTTGCGATGCAGTCTTTAACCGACTCATTTGTGAAGTTCCGTTCTGCTGGGCTCGATCCTACTGATGGCTCGTTAAAGGCACTGGTGGACTCAGTCGCACGTTTTGGTGGCGATAGTGAGTTGCTTAAACGAGCGGCGGTGGCTGTCCAACAGATGTCTGGTAAAGGCGTTGTGTCGATGGAAGAGCTCCGCCAGCAATTGGGTGAAGCGGTTCCAAATGCGATGAAGGCCATGGCAGATGCGGCCGGTATCACGATGGGTGAGCTAACCAAAGCCGTCTCCAGTGGGACCGTTGAAGCGAAACATGCTCTTTCATTGATGTTTGTTGGTTTGCGTGCGGAAAACGAAAATGCCGCCAAAGATATGATGCAAACCTACACCGGTGCGTTGGCGCAGCTGCAAACCTCTTTCACTCTGTTTGCCGATCGAGTAGGGCAGGCTGGATATCTTGATTCTCTGACCAAGGGGATGAAAGAGCTGGCGGCCGTAATGAACAGCGCTGAAGGCATTTCGTTCGCTAATTCACTGGGAGAGGGGCTTACCACCGCGATTGATGGCCTGCGCGAGCTGGCGCAATGGTTGGCTAAGAATCAGGAGTTGGTTATTACGCTGGGCAAAATTGTCGCCGGAATGGTGGCATTTAAAATGCTCAGAGCGGGCATTTTAGGTGTTGTCGGCGCCGGCGGCCAGATGCTTTCCACCTTCATGAAAATGTCCACTGTAATCCAGACACCATTCACGCTGGGAGCGACGGCGGTCACTCGTTTCAATCGTGCTGCACGCATGGGACTGGCACCAATCCCATCGCTCATTTTTGCCATTCGTGGCGCGATTACGGGGCTGAAAGGGGCATTCGCTGGGCTGACTGCGTTTATCGCAGCAAACCCGATTGGCTTTGTGTTTACTGCCGCAATGACAGCAGTGGCGGGGCTGATCACTTACATGACTATGCTCCGCAGCGAAACGTCAAAAGTCGTTGATGAGATCCGCAAAATCCCCGAGGCGATGACAGCCGCCAAGCGGGCACAGATGGCGGATTACAAGGAACGTCTTGATCGCCAAATAGCTCAGAAGGAGCAGGAGCTAAATTCTGGTGAAAAAATGGTCTACGGACCAGGGATGGCCGGAACCACTATCAAAATTGACCGTAAGAAGGTCGAGTCCGAACTGAGCGACCTTCGCAAACAACGCGATAGAGTTAGTGGGACTATTGAACTGGGGGACACTGCCGTCTCCAAACGTCTCGCAAAAGAGGCGGCTGAATCTCAGATTGAAAAAATCCGCGATGAAAACAAAGATTTTTCGGCCAAGTTCGTGAAAGCGCGCCAGGAAGCTTTGGAGAAAATTCAGAAGATCAATGACGACAAGTCTTTGTCCGATGATGAAAAGAACAAGCTGCTGGGGCCATTACGAGAAACGGTAAATAAATCTTATCTGGTACCAGCCCAAAAGTTGGTTGAGTCTTTATCATCGCGCAAGACCGCAACTGAAAAGCAGATCGCACACTTCAGCGATCTGCTGGAAAAGGCAAAAAAAGAAGGAAACACAGAACAGGTACAGAAGCTGCAGGGCAGTATTCGTGGCTATCAGGAACATCTTGAAACTGTTGCTCAGGAACTGACACAGGCTGAGTTTGAACGCGATAACGCGGCGAAAACCGGGAAGGGCGTGAAGACCAACCAGGGAACAGTGCTTGGGTTGGGCACCAGCGACAAAGGCGCTGATAAAGCGCTTGCGCAGTACATGCGCAACCAGATGGACTCTGCGGTTTACCAGCGCACGCTGCCTGATGGCACACCAATGATGGATTTTGAAGGAAAACCTATCATTGGGCCGAAGCAGCTTAAAACTCAGCTTAACCTGCAGAAAGCCTCCACTGCATCGTCTCTGGAAAAGATGAGTGAGAAGGAGCGTGCAGCCGCCATAGCCGCACTAACCAAAGCTCGTGAACAGGATGCCGCTGCCGCCGAGAGGGCAGGGAAGCGTACCGCGAATGCCTCGGAACGCGCCGCGAAGAGGGAGGAAAGTGCGCAACAGAAGCTGGCTGCCGGCTACCAGAAGGCTCTGGATAAAGCTGATCAGCTCATGGGGCAAATGGGCGAAAGTTCAAAGGCTACTGTGTCGTTTGATCAGTCTCTCCGCGATACCACCAAATCTCTGACCGAACTAGCCAACGCCGTACCGAATGAGTTCATCACTCAGGAGATGATCGACAAAGCCAAGTCTCGTCTGGCTGACCTGGCAAATGCGAGCGACGACTATCGTGAGATGTTCAACCGTCGCAACGTCGAGCAGATGATCTCCACCTGGGCGCCGGAGTCCGATTCCATCATTAGCGCGGGCTACAGAGCATCACGCGGCGAGAAGGTGGCCGACTTTGAGGAAACTTATAACCGTAACCTCAAAGCGCTGATGGATCTGCGCGAAACTGCCATCAAGTCAGGTACTGCGTCTAAGAGTCAGATTGAGCAATACACTAAGCAGATCAACCAACTCGTTGCCGCTGGCAACAATGCGCTGATTAAGCAAACAGGCACAGCGACCCAGCAGTTGGCTCTGGAATATGAAAACCTGGCTGAGCAGATTGAGGGCACATGGACAGATCTGTTTAGCGGCTTAACTGACACGCTTACTGACTTTGTTGTTAACGGGAAGATGAGCTTCTCCAGTCTGGCCACATCGATCCTTAAAGACATCACCAACATGGTCGTGAAGACCCAGATCACTCTGCCTCTCATGAATATGTTGGGAATGGGAACGACAAACGCCGGCAATGCACAAAGTGGAAATCTCATGAATGGCGTAGCGTCTGCGATCGCTAATCAAGGGGTTCAGCTAGGTAATTCTGGTGTGTCGGTGGCCAATGGGGATAAATCTGTCGGCGAGGCCACTAAGGAGACAGCCTCCGGCATAAATTCTATGGGGCAAGCGTCTCAGAATGCGGCCAGCGGTTTAAGCCAGGCGGTGAATGGCGTCTGGGACTGGACTAAGTCATTGTTCACCGGTACTGACGCTACGAAAGATCAAACCAAAGCGGTTAACAGCAGCATCCTCAGTATGGGGAATCTGTCTACCGCGGCTGGGGCGCTGGCAGCTACATTCGCCATGGTAGGTGCTTCGTCGTCGAGTTCGTCCAGCCGTTGGCTGAATTTCGGTCTGTCACTGGCCAGTACCGCAGTGTCCGCCTGGGCTGGGTCAGCTTCATCGTCTTCATCTGAGCCAAAGCCTAATGTGAAGAAGCACGCCAATGGCGGCATCTTTGGCAGGGAAGGGGTTGTGCCTCTGAGAGCTTATCAGAAAGGCGGAATTGCCACCTCACCACAGTTGGCGATGTTTGGCGAGGGCTCAATGAACGAGGCTTACGTTCCGTTGCCAGATGGTCGAACCATTCCAGTCACACTTTCTGCAGAGTCGGCTGGAAAGAGTACGGGTAACGCGGTGCCCCCTGTCTCAATTCAGATCAATGTGACCAAGGATGGACGAACCAGCGAGAGCAGCAGTGGAAGCGAGAGCAGTCTCTGGAACGGCGCAGCACGGCAAATCAAGTCGATTGTGCTTGAGACGATTGCCGAAGAGAAACGTTCTGGTGGTTCACTTAATCCGCATACCACCAGAGGGTAGTAAAGCCGGCCGCCTTAGCGGGCGGCCATCACAAGGAAGTGATATGTCGAGGAAAGTATTTAATTGGTATCCAGATTATGAGTCTGAGAAAACCGTAAAGCCTAACGTGACCGTGCTGAACTACGGCGACGATTACGAGCAGCGCCAGTCGCAGGGGCTCAATCGGATTAAAGAAGAGTGGTCTCTCACGTTCACCCGCAGCCATGACGTGGTAAACGACGTTGATGACTTTTTGACTGCCCGCGCTGGGGTGGAGTCATTTATTTGGACTAACCCAAGAGGCAAAGCAATTATCGTGGTTTGTGACAGCCATACGGTAAAGCGTTACCCCGGTTATCAAGTGCTTACGGCAACATTTAGACAGGTTTTTGAGTCTTAACTTGCGACTATAGATAAGTAAGTACTTATCTATTATTATATATCAACGTCACAGGATGTGACGTTGAGTTTTTCAAGGATGAAGTGATGGGTATTAGAGCTGATATTCAGAGTTTATCGCCTTCTGCGCTCATTGAGTTGTTCGAGCTGGATATGTCGGTGACAACCTCCGGCGGCAAGTTGTATTTCCATGCCGGCACCAACGGGCTTAGCCAGCCAATTGTCTGGCAGGGAGTTTCCTATGAGCCGTGGCCAATTAAAGCGTCTGGCTTTGATAAAAGCGGTCAGGGAACACTTCCTCGTCCAAAGATTCAGGTTTCCAACTACGACGGTGTAATTTCTGCGGAGCTGCAGGCCAATGACGATCTGATTGGCTGCAAAATCATTCGCAAGATGACGCTGGCACGTTTTCTGGATGCGGTGAACTTTCCGGATGGAAACCCGACCGCAGACCCAAGTCAGCATTTCGCTGATGAAATGTGGTTCGTCGAACAGAAGACCCTGGAGACACACCAGTATGTCGAATTCGAGCTGTCCAGCGTCTTAGATCTGATGGGTGTTCAACTGCCGTATCGTCAGATCATCAAAAACAGCTGCCCGTGGAAATATCGCGGAACAGAGTGTGGCTACACCGGCCCATATTTCGACAAAAACAACCAGCAAACCTCTTTGGCCGGCGCCGACTACTGCACCAAGCGTTACGACGCCTGTAATGCTCGTCGCAACTACTTCGCGAATGGCGTTATTCATTTTGGCGGATTTATTGGGGCGACACGATATGAGTAACCAGACGTTACCTGAGCTGGGCTCAGAAGTCATGCAGGATATCTACCGCTGCGCTATCCAACGTTACCCGAATGAAGCGTGTGGCTTTCTGGTGCGCACACAGGGTGAGAAATATCGCTTTATGGAAGCGATGAATGTCTCTGAAACGCCACGTGAGGATTTTGTCATGCGTGCCAGCGACATTATTGCGGCCGAAGATGCTGGGGAAGTGATCGCTATTTGGCACTCTCACGTTGAGCGCAGCGCAGAGGCGTCAGACCCGGATCGCTCCGGGTGCGAGGCGACGGAACTACCGTGGATGATTCTGGCAATTCGCAAAAATGTGGAAAGCGATATGCCATTCCACTTTAGCGAAATGAACGTCATTTATCCGTGTGGTTTTGAGATGCCCTACCTCGGTCGCCCATACGTATTCGGTGTGTTTGATTGCTGGATGCTGTGCCGCGATTACCTAAAGCGTGAATTTGACGTTGAGCTGAATGCAAACGCCCACCTGCATATTCCTTCCTGGTACACGGGGGACAACGACATCCTCGACCAGAACTACCGAAATGAAGGACTTGTCCGCATGGCGCCGGGGACGGAACCCCAGCGCGGCGACATCTTCTTCATCCAGTACGGGAAAATGCCAGATCACTGCGCGGTATACATCGGCGACGGCATGATCATGCATCACCAGATCGACCGTCTCAGCTGTCGGGCTTATTACGGTGGGATGTATCAGAAGCACACGACGCATCACCTGCGTCACAGGGATTTACTCAAGGGAGACGAGACGTGTCTGAATTAGTTCATGTTCAGCTCGGCGGTGCGATGGCAAAGAACTTTGGCCGCCATTGGAAATTGAAGGTGCGCAACACCAAACAAGCCATCGATTTGATTGAGGCGAATCGCCCGGGCTTTAAAGCCTGGATTAAACGTAACCGTAACCACTTCGATAAGTACCACATCCAGGTCACAAATAAGCAGGGCCACAAGTGGTCAATGGACGACACCGAATACCAGATGATGGGCGAGTCGGAAAATATCGCAAAAATCCGCATTACTCCCGTACCACGTGGCAGCGGTGGTAAGGCGTTTGGGTGGTTCCAGACTTTCGTAGGCGCCGCGATGATCGCTGTCGGTGCGATTGGCTTTGGTCTTACCGCGGGTGCGTCATCTGCGCTGATGATGGGAGGGATGTCATTGATGATGGGCGGTGTGTCCATGCTGATTTCGCCGCAGGCATCAAATGCGTCTGTCAGACAGGCTGATAACACGGATTCGTTTTATTTCGATGGGCCTCAAAACACCAGCAACCAGGGAAACCCGGTTCAGCTTAATTACGGCGAGGAAATTTTAGTTGGCTCACAGATTGTGAGTTCTTCAATCACCATAGACCAACTGTAAGGGAAGTTTTTTGAACATGGATCAGTTCAAGAAAAAGAGATTGCCCCTCCTGATTGCGGGAGCGGGCGGCAAAAAGAGCTCAGGCTCAAGCCGTACACCAGTTGAAGCGGATGATACCGTTAATTCGCGGGCCATGGCGTCTATCCTCGATCTGCTCGGGGAAGGTGTTGTTGGTGGGCTTATTAACGGTGCTAAATCTATCTTCATCGATGGCGTGGCGCTGGAGAACGAAGACGGATCATTCAACTATTCCGGTGTAACCTGGGATTTCCGGGATGGTTCGCAAGACCAAAGCCCGATGCCTGGTTTCGATTTTGTCGAAACGCCAAAGGCCGTTAACACACAGCTGAAAACCACAAACGCGGTTACGGTCGCCATCGATAACGACGACGCTGATCGTGTCCGAGTGATCATGAAGTTCCCGTCGCTGCGGAACATTGACAAGAAAACAGGGGACACAAACGGTACTTCGGTCCAGTTTAAGTTCCAGCTGGCCAACGGCAATGGCTCTTTCTATGACGTGATTGCTGCAGGTGAGAGCAGCTCTGACGTGACGCTGACTGCGAAAAAGACTGGTGTCTACTACCGCAGTTACGAAATCCAGCTTCCAAAGCCTGGGCGTGCCTATAAAGTGCGCGTGCTTCGTCTCTCCGCCGACAGCAACGATCAGTATCTCTTTAACGATACCTGGGTCGACTCTATCGGTGAGATCGTTGATACCCCAATGAACTACCCGAACTCCGTTCTGGTTGGCCTTAAGGTTAACTCTGAGCAGTTTGGTAGCTCTATGCCGTCACGTTCGTATCTTATCCGTGGCCTCAAAATCCGTGTGCCTTCGAATTATGATGAAAATACGAACACTTATAACGGCGTTTGGGATGGAACATTTAAGCTTCTGTCGTCTTCCAACCCTGCCTGGATTCTGTTCGATCTGCTGACCAATGCTCGTTATGGCCTCGGCAAATTTGTTTCGGAGTCAATGATTGACCTTGGCCAGCTTTATCAGATCGGTCGCTACTGCGACGAAGAGGTTGATGATGGCTTTGGCGGCAAAGAAAAACGCTTTGCAATCAACACCCAGATCACCAGTCGTCAGGACGCTTATCGTCTGATTCAGGATATTGCCGGTGCTTTCCGTGGCATGGTTTTCTGGGCTGGTGGCATGGTGAATATCATGCAGGACAGCCCGTCTGATCCTGTCATGCTGTTTACCAACGCAAACGTAAAAGATGGCCTGTTTACCTATAAAGGCTCTGCTCGAAAAGACCGGCCGTCCGTAGCGCTGATCACTTATAACAACAAACAAGACGGCTATAAGCAGAACGTTGAGTATGTTGAAGATCAGGAAGCGATGGCCCGATACGGGGAGCGCAAGACCGAGGCCGTTGCGTTCGGATGCACCAGCCGTGGTCAGGCTCATCGTGTAGGTTTGTGGCTGCTCTATACCGCGCGTATGGAGTCAGACATGATCACCTTTACCGCGGGCCTGGACGCCTCGTTCCTGATGCCGGGCGAAACCGTTCTGATCCAGAACAAATATCGTGCCGGCAAACGCAATTCCGGTCGCATTGTCTCTTTCACCAAAAACAGCATCACCCTCGATGCACCTGTCTCTCTGAAAAAGAGCGGTAGCTTCATCCGTATCATCAATCAGGAAGGCAAAATCGTTGAGCGAGACATCAACGAGACCGGCGACAACATCACTAAAGTTACCTTCAAGACGGCGTTGGCCACAGCCGATCAACCAGTAGCGAATGGCGTCTGGACGATCACCGAACCAGACCTGGTTCCAATGCGGGCGCGCGTTGTCGCTATCGCGCAAGGTGAAACCCCGGGGTCGTTTGATATCACGGTGGTGCAGAACAATGCATCTAAGTACCAGGCGATTGATAACGGGGCCGCGCTCGTTCCAGAAAATACGACTGTTCTTGATCCCACATATTCCAAACCGAGCAATCTGGTCATCTCAGAAGGCACCTATCTGTCCAGTCCGGGCAACTTGTCCGTGAAGCTGATGCTTGCCTGGGAAGGTAAATCACCAGAATACTGGGTCAGCTGGCGCCGCTCCGACGAGGGCAACGTCTCCAACTGGCAATCTGCCCGCGCCACGGAAGAACAATATGAAATCGTCAATGTTGCCGAAAATGGGCGATATGACTTCCAGCTGTATTCCGTTTCCTTCGGCGGCAAAAAATCCGAGATCATTACTGCTGTCTATCAGGTAAAAGGCACGATGACGCCGCCAGGGGCGCCCACATCACTGACCGCGGTGGGGGATTATCGTAACGTGGTATTGAATTGGGTTAACCCTGATTCAGTCGACCTCGCGCAGATCAACGTGTATGCGTCCAAAACAAATAAGCTGGACACCGCGACACTCATTGCTCAGGCCGCCACAACGACTTTCACTCACGCTGGGCTGGGTGACAACGAGACCTGGTATTACTGGATTCGTGCGGTAAACAAACGTGGGATGGTAGGCCAGCCGAACTCGAACCTCGGTACAGAGGCCACCACTCGCGACGTATTGTCTTTCCTGAAAGATAAGATCACATCTTCTGAACTCGGCAAGGAGCTGCTCGACGAAATCGACAGCAAAGCCACTCAGGAGGCGGTAGACAACGCCATTGGCGAGGTTCAGAACTCAGTCAACGAGTCTATTCAGCAAGTTGAAAACGACCTTGCGCAAACCTCCTCCGAAATTAAGGCGCAGGTTGACTCTGTCAATCAGTCGCTGAAAGAGAACATTGATACTGTCAATCAGACAATTGTCGACAATATTGATACGGTCAACCAGACGATCAATACCAACATCTCCAATGTAAACAGCCAAATTGAAGCTGCAAAACAGTCGATTAAAGACGGCGACGCTGCTCTGTCGCAGGAGATTAAGAAAGCGCAGTCATCACTGACAACGTCGCTGTCCCAGACCAGCAAAGATCTGACTGCGGCCATTCAGAAAGAGACGAATGACCGTATTGCAGATGTTAATGATGCAGCCAAGCAAGCGGCCGACCAACTGCTGAGCGCGAAGAATGAGCTGAAAACCACTATCGATAGCTTGTCTGAGGTTGTGACCTCCGGTGACGAAAACCTCGCGCGACAGATCTCGCAGATTGCCGCTGGCACAGGGGAACAGTTTGACTCTCTGAAAATCTGGTATTTCGACCAGGACGCCGAAGGCTGGACGGAAGATGATAATGGCTACACGCCAATGAGCGTCACCAGCGATGGCTGGCTGAAAGCGAACAATCCGACCTCAACCTGTCGTTCCCCTAACGGATTGACGATCGATGCCCATGCTTATCGTTTCATTAAGATGCGCATTAAAAAGGTTGGCAACCCAACCTGGAACGCCAGAATGTTCTGGATCGGCGCTGATGAAACTGGCTGGAATGCTGGTCGCTCCGTGGTTATCAATGAGCCGGAATACGATGACAAGGGTATTGCGATTCTGACCCTGCACGACATTGAGTGGCGAGATTCGACAACGATTCGTCGTTTCCGCTTCGATTTCACTTCGGGTCAGGATGCGGACAATTACCTGTTATTCGACTGGATCGCCGTTGGTCGACCGACGCCGGGCGCAGGCATGGCCGCGTTACAGGAAGAGCAGCAGGCTCGTGCGAATGCAGATACCGCCGAAGCACAGGCGCGCAGCACATTGGCTGCACAAATCCGCGGTTCCTCTGAAAGCGGAAATCTGGACGACATTCGCTCCGGTCTGATCTATCAGGAGAAAAATGCTCGTATCACTGCCGATGCTGCGGAAGCGAGTGCGCGTGAATCCCTGCAGACTGAATTCAACAGAAACAAAGCCTCTGTTGCAGAAGAGCTGCATACGCTGTCCACTGAACAAGCTTCCCAGGCAAGCAAGATTACCGGGTTGCAAACAAGCCTTGGCCAGAAGGCCGATGCCAGTGCAGTACAGACAATTTCCCAGAAGGTTGAAGAGCAGGGCAACACCCTTAAATCACAAGGTGCGGCATTGTCTACGCTGGACAATCGCGTAGGAAGTGTTGAGTCTGGTGTGTCTGCGAACAGCAAGGCGATCACCGGTCTGCAGTCGACCGTAACCCAGCAGGATAAAACCCTTAGCAGCCAGAGTGAAAGCATCACCACCCTGAATAACTCGCTGAGCGATATCCAGAGCGATACCGATACTGCCAAAAGCAACCCGAGCAATTTGCTGGTTAACGCTTCCTTTGAGCGTGACCTGGCAGGGTGGTCTGCAGGAAACAGCGTATCCAGTGTTATCAAAGCGAGTGCGCCCCATTCTGGTAGCAAAATTCTTGTTTGCGCCGCCGGAACGGTGCAAATCACGCAATCTGTAAGCGTCGTCGAAGGGCGGACATACAAGCTGTCCTCTTTTGTGCGCTGCACCACGGATGCGGTGATCAGCAGCCCTGGCAACAACAAACTGCGTATTGGCGCGGCCACGTTGCTCAAAGAGATTCCGATCCGTCCGGAGAATCTGCCCAAAGATGAAACATGGAAAGAGGTCTCTGATACCTGGAAGGCGACGCTGACCGGTAAAGTTGACGTATCGATCATGTCTTCTCTCAAAACCGGTTCTCAGTACTTCGATGATGTTGGTTTTGTTGACGTCACTGATGCTCTGGCGATTGAGGCGAACGCCAGTGCCACCAATGCTTTGACCTCTCGGGTATCGTCTGTTGAGGGCACCATCACAAGCCAGGGGCAGCAGATCACTTCGATGCAGAACAGCATCAAGAACAAAGCTGACGCCTCCGCTGTGACTAATCTGACAAACCGCGTAACTGCTGCCGAAAATCAGATCTCCAGCCAGTCCCAGAGCATCACCAGCCTGTCAAACTCGCTGGATAACGCCAATGCTGATGCGGATGCCTCGAAATCGATCATCGGCAACATGCTCAAAAACAACTCTTTTGAGCGTGGTTTCGAAGGTTGGGAGTATGTCGGCTGGACTCTGCTGGAGGCCCAGAACCCCAAATCGGGGAAATACATTATCCAGGCGGGCAAACTGGCCTCTGGCGGTGACTCAGACTGCAATCAAACGGTCGAGCTGCAGGCTGGCAAGACTTATCGTATCGGCGCATGGGTTCGCAAATCCGCTGACTTCGCGATTAATAATGCCGGCAACAACAAAATTAGCCTCCGAAACGCAGATCTGACGCCAATAAAGGATATCCCGATCACCGGCGCCGGGCTGTCGACTAACTGGGCACTTATTAGCGGCGAGTATACGCCAGCCAAAACCGCCAGCGTGGTTGTGTCTCTGCGCGCAAGTGTCGCTTCCGGCTATATGTATCTCGATGACGTCTTCTGCGTTGACGTGAGCAATGAGAAAGCGATTGATGCGACGTCCAATGCGTTATCAACCCTCAACAGCACCGTGACCCAGCAGGGAAAAGACATTACGTCGAACTCCAACAGCATCACTTCGCTGTCAAACCAGATGGTTAACGGCCGCCAGAACATGTGGGTGCGTAGCGTATACAACGTACAACTGGCGAACAATACCACCGAGCCGACCTTTAGCGATATCAACGGTAAGGCGCCAATCTCGATCGATGAGGTTCCTGACGCGGCAAAACTGGACTTTGCGAGCGCCGGCAGTTACGTGATCGCGCATTACAAAGCCTTCGTGAAAGTCAATGCTGATACCACCATCACTATGGCACCAGGTTCTCGTGTTTTTGATGATACGGGCGCCGTGTACGTGAACGGTGTTAGGGTTGCCTTTGGTAATGCGAGCTGGAATACGGTTAGCTTTGATCTGAAAGCTGGCTGGAGCACGGTTGAGTTCCTGGTGAACCAATGGACTGGTCAGGCTTACATTAACCTCGGTTTTAAACTGTCCGAGAAGGTAGCCCAGCTGAATTCTGCTCTTGGGATGAACGCGCTTTCGAATGCCATTAGCGCCGTCACCTCAAACGTCAGCACCGTAGGTGATCGCGTCACGAGCACCTCACAGAGCGTTACTGACCTGCGAAATAGCCTCGAACAGACCAACGCTAATCTGGCGAATAAGGCAGATGCACAGGCGCTGTCTACGCTGCAAAATACGGTCTCCAAGCAGGGGGATACGATTTCCAGCCAGGGCAACAGCATCACTAAGTTGACCAATGACCTCGAGGCCGCTGACGCAAACATCGCGAAAAAGGCCGATCAGTCGGCAGTCACTACGCTGACAGGTCGGGTAGAGAAGACGGAGTCCGGTCTGACGTCGGCGAACAGCAACATTACGTCGCTCAACAGCTCTCTGAACCAGCAATCCAAACGCGGCGCTAATCTGCTTCCTGATGGCACTTTTGAAAGCTACGCGGTTGGCCACAATCTATCAAATAATCGCGTTATCGTTACCACTGATGACTCTCACGGTGGAAATAAGTGCATCCGTGTGACGCGTCCGAACGACTACAACGCCAACGCAACAGATAACAGCGATAACCATATTTTTAGCGGATTCCAGGTTCGCGATAACGCAGTCTTCTATATGGAATGCTGGGTTAAGCTGGATGCCAAGAGTACCGCTATGGCCGAGAACGTGCAGATTTCCGTCGGCTTATCGCTCCAGTATCAGGACAACTCCTGGCAGTGGCCGGCAGTTACCAAAGCGGCAAAGGATCTCTCTTCAACTCAATGGACGAAGGTTTCTGGTTACCTGAAATCAACGAAGAGCGGTATTAAGCAGGCAATGGTGAGGATTTCTATTCCTAACGTTAGCAGCGTTAAGGCGGGAAACTCATTCCTTATTGATGACCTGGTCATTACCGAAGTAACTGATGCCTACAATGCGCAAAGTACAGCAGATGCTAACGCCAATGCGATTTCGACACTGGACTCGACCGTTTCCCAACAGGGCGACCAGATCACCAGTCAGGGTAACAGCATCACCAAACTGACAAATGACCTGGCAACGACCAATAACAACGTCAGTAAAAAAGCGGATCAGAGCGCTTTAAGCGTGTTGTCCGGGCGCGTCGATCAAACAGAATCGGGCTTATCCTCTGCGAATAGCAGTATCACTGCGCTTAATTCATCTGTACGCGCAGGGAATGCGACAAGTGGCGATTTGATTAGCAACCCGACATTTGACCCAGAGTTTAGTCAGATGGGCTTCACTGTGGTTTCCAGCTCGTCTGAGGGCGTGCCAGCCAATTGCCCATACGCTTATGTTGCACGCATTGCGGCTCGCGACCATCACCCAAATTTTGCTGCTATTCCGGCGACATTGGGGGATGTCTATGAAATGTCTGCTCTCGTCGCGTGTGGCACTGGCTCCGCTGATTTCAACCTGTATCTCGGAACCGCAACAAGGCCAAGCGGCAGCGTGGGCGCGCCTCTGTCATCCGGCGGCAACCGCAAGGCGTCGGCCACATGGCAGCGAGTAACCTGGCGATTCAAAATTACTCAGTGGATTGTCGATCGCGGCTTCTTCCGTCCATTCCTGCAAATTAACCAGTCCAGCCCATTCGGCACCGTCTGGTATGTGACTGACTGGCATCTGCGGAACGTAACCGACTCCTCCAAAGTCCAGGATTCCCTCGACGCCACGGCGGCGGCGGTTGACTCCCTGACCACCACCGTGACTCAACAGGGTAATCTGCTGACCTCGACCGGCAACCGGACAACCCAGCTGGAAAACGGGCTGGCAACCACCAATGCCGCAGTGGCCAAAAAGGCTGACTCAACTGCGCTGAACGCTCTCCAGAACACCGTGACTTCTCAGGGCGACGCTCTGACGAGCCAGGGTAATCGCGTAACGTCGTTAGAAAATACTTTAACGGTGGGCGACAACATTGTTCCAAACTCCGCAATGTTGAATAACGCTCAGGGTTGGGGCGGTCATGCAACAACTGTTGACGGTTATCCGGCTGTGACCGATACAGCAGCATGGGCGCCAACTTCACCTAAGTTTTCCGTAACACCTGGCGACATTCTAGACTTTAGTCTTCTTTGTCTGGCTGGTGCCGCAATCAACGGTCTGGCATGGGGTATTCGCTTCGATGGCCCGAGCCTGACGAACAACTCGGTCTACGTGGAGGCGTTAAATTATGCAGCTGGCGAGAAGAAAGCCGTAACTGGAACCATCACTGTCCCGGCTGGCGCGACAACTGGCTATCTCCAACCTTATAGCAGAAACGCCATTACGCTCACGATCTATAACATTAAGGTGACCCGCAGAAATGCCGGTACTATCGCGAACGCCAAGGCGATCGCTGATCTCACTAACGAAGTGACTCAGCAGGGCAAGGATATAACGTCGGCGTCCAGCGATATTTCTTTACTGAAGAATAGTCTGGCGACAACTGATGCAAACGTTGCTAAAAAAGCGGACTCTTCTGCGCTGTCTTCGTTACAGAGTACGGTGACGCAGCAGGGCACTTTCATAAGCTCTATCGGTAATCGCACCACATCGCTGGAAAACGGGCTGTCGACAGCTCAGAACAACATTGCCAGGAAGGCTGATGCTTCTGCATTGCAGGATCTCCGGAACACGGTGACATCTCAGGGGGGCGATTTAACCGCGGCGAACAGTAGCATTACCAGCCTGCAGGCCTCGATGAACCGTCGCACTGTGTTTACTGTCACTGCACGGGGGAATGGCAACAGCGTAACTCCTGGGGTTTTTGATGAAAGCGGCAAGAACCTGTTTACCCCTGGTCGCAGCTGGGCGCTGGTCACTTTTGCAAAACACAGCGACGGATCAACGGTGATTGCGACCTCCAAAACATACGATGTTTTTGGCAGCGCGAATAATGGTGCCACGATGTCGGCTGATATCGAGGCACTGGCCAGTGGGACTTACGTTTGTGTCCTGACATTCGATGAGCCATCTGGCAACCGAGGTAAGATATTGTCTGCTCTGGAATCTCTTGGTGGTACATCTGAAGTCGTCAACTCCTTGCCGTATCGTGGTGCCTACATTCTCCTTGGCCGCAAAGGCATGAAGCCTGGCGATGGTCTGGAACTGCGTGCGCCAACCGGTGGCGACGGCACCGCCCATATCTCGACCTCAGTCGAGTTTGTGAACGGGGTAATGATGGGGTTGGGCGCCGCCGGCGGTGTGATGATGAAAGCAGATGCAAACGCAACGGCGCTTCAGTCACTCCAGAACACAGTAACGCAGCAAGGTAAAGATATTACCTCGTCCAGTAGCGCAATCACGAGTCTCCAGAATGGACTGGTAACAGCGAACAGCAACATCGACAAGAAAGCTGACGCAACGGCGCTTCAGTCACTCCAGAACACAGTAACACAGCAAGGTAAGGATATTTCCACGCAGAGCGGTAATGTCACCAACCTGCAGAACAGCCTGAGTGCCACGAATACCGGACTTGCCAATCTGGTTGCGGACAGCGACGCGTCGAAAAAAATCATTGGAAACCTTCTGACCAACTCATCGTTTGAGCGAGGTCTGGAAGGTTTCAGCGGCGGCGCGTCATTTATAAAGGTTATTGATGCTCAGTCGCCAAATTCGGGAAGTAAGATCCTGTCATGTGGGGCCGGTACGGGGTATGTCTCCCAAAGCATCGCAGTGACGAAAGATCGCACCTACAAAATCGGCGTGTTTGCTCGCTGTCAGTCTGGCTCCGTTGTCGACAATCAGAGCAATAACAAACTGCGTATCGGCAACTCTGTCTTACTCGCTGACTTTCAGTTTAAGCCTGCTGATTTGCCGACTGATTCCACATGGAAGGAGATTGCTGGAAAATGGAAGGCTACGGTTACAGGCAAAGTTGATGTTTCCATCAACTCATCCCTGTCATCGGGAACTCAGTATTTCGATGATTTTTACTTCATCGATATCACTGACATAGTGAACATCGACGCGGCGAGCAATGCGGTTGCTAGTCTGACTTCGCGAGTTACCAGTGCGGAAGGTACTGTTTCCAGTCACACCGGGAGTATCACGAATCTGAGCAATAGCCTTAATTCGTTGAATAACACGGTTTCTGGTAAGGCTGATGCTTCGGCACTTCAGTCACTGCAGAACACGGTTACGCAGCAAGGCAAAGACTTGTCTTCTGCGAGTGGCAGTGTCACTGAACTGAAGAGTAGCCTGAATACGCTGAAGGTCCAGAGTAACCCGTGGATCGACGGTACTTTCGAAACCTATGACAACAATCAGCAGTTAGGCGGCAGCACTGCGGTTGTTACGACGGACTTTAGCTACTCCGGCAGCAAATGTCTGAAGGTTACTCGCCCGGCCAATACCAGCGGGAATGCCGACAAAAGCATCGGCTCTTATTCTGTGGTACGCCAGAGCGCGAAATATCGCGTTGAGTTTTGGGCTATGATGCCAGCAAGTGAAGCCCCGCCGTCTGGCTGGTCTGTGGTCGTTGGTCTGCACTCCATCAACAAAGATGGCGGGAATGACTGGCAGGGCATTACGTTCAACGAGGCTGGTCTTGGCGGTCGCGACCAGTGGGTTAAGTTTACTGGTGTAGTGAAAGTGAGTCCGAGCGTTACCCGTAGCCATGTATGGATTTCTACTCGTGGTCAGAGTGGCTCCAACACACCTGGATACGCGGTGTACATTGATGATTTCGTCATTACCGATATCACTGATGCTGCGGATGCACAGGCTACGGCGGATGCAAACGCAACAGCAATCTCATCGTTGCAGACGAAGGTCAGCGATATCGATGGGAAAGTGACTGCCCAAACGTCGCAACTGTCTTCCATGCAGTCGAAGGTAGACGCGTCTTCTTCGAAAGTGGATCAGCTGTCTAAGACCATTTCGGACAGTCAGAGCACTCAGGCATCGTTGAATACCAGCTTGCAGTCGCAAATTGACGCGCAGGCATCGGCAAACATCAAAAACCAGACGGAGTTGAATAACGCCACCACCTCGCTGGCGGCAATTAAGTCAACTCAGCAGACCCAGGCCACAACGATAAGCGCACTGTCTCAGCAGCAGACGAATTTGACAGCTCAGGTAGGAGGCCAGTCAGCCGAGCTTCAGGAGCTGAAGAAAACGGTTGTCGAAAACGGCAACGTTAACAGTACCTGGATGGTCAAAATGGAAACCAACAGCAATGGTAAAAAATATGCTGCTGGTATTGCTTTAGGTATCGATGGCAAAAATTTGCAGAGCCAGTTTCTGGTTCAGGCTGATCGCTTCGGCTTAATCAACACCTCTAACGGGAATACGACTACACCTTTCGTTATCGAAAATGGCGTTGCCTACATGAATGCCGCTGTGATTAAGGATGGCTCCATCACCAATGCAAAAATTGGCGGTGAAATCCGATCTGACAATTTCGTTAACGGTTCAAATGGCTGGAGAATTGGAAAAGACGGTAGTTCACAGTTCAACAACGTAGTTATTCGTGGTGAAGTTCACGCAAATACTGGTGTGCTTAATAACGTGACTATTAACGAGAACTGCACTGTGCTTGGCACTGTTCAGGCCAATAAAATTGTTGGTGACGTTGTGACAATGACCGACCGTGTTGTTAAAAACTGGCCAGCTTCCGGGAATACCTCATCCGGCACGCGCTACCTGATTGCAACGATTGACGGTATGCCCTTTGAACGGCGTATGGTGTTCAATGGTTCCGTTGTGATTGTTCAGTCATGGCGTCAAAACGTAACAATCCGCGTTGATGAAACGACCGTTTGGACTTTTGACTCTGGAAACGATGGTAAGGACTTTGAAACATCAATCTTCTCAATCCGTATCCCGGCGTCAAACTTCGGTCAACGTCACCAGATTACCATTCAGTGGCCGAACCGTGGCGATAGCGGTCAGTTCCGGTTTACAGGGGTTGTCTCGATGTACAGAACTACTGGCTCCATCTCTCTGGCTTAAGTTTCAGGCGGCTCTTTGAGAGCCGCTCATTAAAATTACAAGGAATGTAATTATGGCAATGTATGAAGTTGGCACCGTAACGGGTGCAGCAAACCAGGCAAAGGTTACTGGTATTTCAACAAAGTGGTCGGAGCCCGCACTTGGTATTCAAGAGGGTTCAATTTTAGTCATTTATCGCAATGGAAGTGCTGATCTGTATGCCATCAAATCAGTAAATAATGACACTCAACTGACTTTGACGAGAAACATCACAACAGCTTTTTCTGGTGCGAAATATGGAATTATCACGTCAGAAACTGCCAGCACATCGTCTTTTGCGAACCAACTAGCCAGTGCATTTACTCTTTGGCGTAACGTTGTCCAAGGATGGTCTACAGCCCTGACCGGAAGCGGCGACATTACGATGACAGACCCTATTACAGGTACGCAGGTGACCGTACCGGCGATTGCCGGGATGGCGAAGGCTTCGGATCTGGATGCGCTGGCTAAACTTTCAGGGGGAAACAACCTCGCCGGCTCGCAAATTATAACCAGCGATAATTCCGGTTTTATTTTGGGCAGGAATTCAGATCTGGCTCTGCTCAAAAAACAGGGGCAAGGCGGGACAATTGCCGTTGGCTCGGGAACACCGTTCAGGGTTCAACGTTCAAGAGCGACCACTGTATCACCGTCAGACACCTATGATGACATCCTCGTTATTGGCACCAACAACCAGACGACGTTGCCCGGAGATTTGGTTGTCGGTGGTGGTTTCGATAATACGGCAAAGGGCAAGCTGTATTCCCAGGCGTTAGAGCTGTCGATGGGCACTCCGTACATCGATTTTCATCATAACAATAGTACCAACGACTACACTGCTCGTCTCATAACCACAGCCGCTGATCAACTGAGTGTGCAGGGGAGCCACCTACGGGTAGACAGAGACCTGCGGGTGGGGCAAGCGGCCGACATCGGCAGCTGGATACAGTGTCGCTATGACTGTGTGTCCCAGCAGACCGACTTCGGTTCCCCTGCCATTGGCGCGTTAGTTTCCGGTGGCAGAGTCCGGTCCCGCATGACAGGGCGTGGAGGAAACGGCGACACGTCTGGAGCGTGGGGTGGTTTCTACCTTGAAGAATACGTTGGGTACAACCACCGAGTGGTACTGTATATGGACGGCTTCGACAGAAAAGATGCCTGGCTCTTTTACACCGGTGGGACAATCTCCACACCTAAAGGCGATGTTATGACCACTGGCTCAGACGTGCGGCTGAAAAAAGATTTTACGGATTCTCAGAAAGGGGCATCCAAGCGTATTAACGCGCTGGGGGTATGTGAGTTCAACATGAAAGGCGAAACACGCCGTAGGCGTGGATTTATTGCTCAACAAGCTGAAAAAGTGGACCCGATTTACACTTTCCAAAGCGGTGATGTAGAAATTGATGGCGAGAAGATCAATATCCTTAACGTAGATCAGACAGCAATTGTCGCAGACCTGGTAACTACCGTTCAGGAGCAATGCAACTGTATCGAAAAACTTAAAGAAGAGCTCAAAAATCTAAAGGATCTAGTGATGCAAACGCCAGAAACAGCAGCATAAAAGCAATCAATATTGTATGTAAGTACTTACATACAATTAATCTATAATTTATGATATAAATCTGCCATCCGATTTGACTTATTCATGGAGGAAGACATGTCAAACGAGATGGCAGGCGTGACGCCAGAGCAGGTGGAGCGCATTGCCGCAATTGTGGCGCGAGAAGTCGTAGGAAAATTAAGTAAGGAGCTTCGCGATGATATTGGCCAGGAGGTCAACGATCAGCTGCGAACCTACTTTGGTGATATGACTCCGGCGCAACATAGCATTCAGCATTCCAACCTGGACAAACTTCTTAATCGGCTCGACACGATTTCAAGCGGGTTCTTTGGAGGCATTATTTCCAAGATTACCTCGTTCCTGATCACCGTGCTGCTTTTGGGTTTGGCCGCTTATGGCGTGAAAAATGGACTGCAATAACAGGAGAACAAGGATGAGTACTCCAAGAGGCATTCGTAACAATAACCCTGGCAACCTAGATAAGGGGTCGCCGTGGCAAGGGTTAGTAAACAACCCGGCGGAACCGCGGTTCTGCACTTTTAAAGACCCCGTATGGGGGATTCGAGCACTGACAGTAACGCTCATCACCTACCATGATAAGCGCCGCGCAAAAGACGGTTCCAGCATCGATACGATCCGCGAAGTCATCGAGCGTTGGGCGCCGCCACATGAAAACAACACGGCCGCCTATATCAATGAGGTATCTAAAGCCGTAGGCGTGACGCCGGACATGATCATCGATCTGCATGATTACAATACTATGCGGCCGCTGGTGGAGGCGATCATTCGTCATGAGAACGGTCGTGGCCCGTTGAAAACACTCAATAGCTGGTATTCGGCCGAAGTTATTGACGAAGGTATGCGTCGCGCCGGCGTCGTTAAACCGGTAACTTCAGTGAAAGCCGTACCTGTCACGAAAGAAACTGCAGGCGCAACGGTGACTGCAGGTATCGGTATTGCGCAGCTGGCGGACGTAATGCCGCAGATCTCCGTTGCGATGGATAAGGCCCAGGGACATATCACCAGCGGGGACACCGTTCGCATTATTTTCGGTATTGCGACCATTGTTGTCGCCGGCTTTATTGCCTGGGCGCAGATTCGTAAGCATCAGGCAGGAGTGGTGTAACCATGAACGGCAGCCTGTTTTCAAAGGTCAAATCGACCATCATGACTTTGGCTGCCGTCTTCTTTGTGCTCGTTGGGGCGTACACCTGGGGTGGACGCGCTGCCCGGCGGGCCATGGAGGAAAAGGCGCAGAGAGAAACCAACAAACGGCTTCAAGGCACAGTGGATGTGAAAAATGAGACGATTAATGAAGTCAGGACTAAGGATGCTTCTGCCGTTCATCGCGAGCTTCGCGATAAGTGGATGCGTGATTAAACCTCAGACCGTTGGCGTACAATTCTGTGATGGGGCAAACCCTATCTACATCAGCAAGGACGACGCCCTGACAGAAGAAACTGAGAGAGAAATCCTGATCCACAACACGCTGGGTGAAAGAATTTGTGATTGGGGGCGGTAGCATTTTATGCCCCGCCTCAGAGGATACGCTGCGTTACACTACCTAAACTATGGCGTATCCTCTTTTCTTCACATCTGTCGTCAGAGCTTGATATTCACGGCATCTAACTGTGCTTCATTCAACCTCATGTTGAATGATCCTGCTTAATGATGTAGATTTGATATGACTACAGTCATAACGTGTAGTCACATTCAAGCTACGCATACTCGTAGCCTCTAAACCCCACAGGGGGTCGCCGCAACGACAGCATTGTCTCAACGGCTAAGGTGGAAACATGCATAACGCACTTAACTCATCACGTTCTATTCAAACGATTAGAGACTGTACCAACATGATCGCATCGGTTCCTTTGCGTCATTGGGATGACTCGCTCCAAATCCGAGAAATGGGCACACCAGGTGAACTTAAGGATCAGCGTTTCATCATTACACTGAAGAGTGACGTGGAAGCAGGTAGCTTTACTATCAAATTATTTGCTGAGTTGATGGTTCTGAACAACCGTTTGCGCTTCCTCGTGAAGCCCGAAAAACAGTTTCCAGAAGTCGTTTACTGCGAAAGGCAAATTTTTTCGGATATCGAGAGTGAAATTGCTACTTTTGTTAAGGACAAGTACAGTGTAGATGTTAGTCTTGTCCGTACAGATAAATCAATGGACATGCGGCTTGCAAACTAGATGGCACCTTCACTAATCGCGGATTACAAAAAGGTACTCTCAGATTTCCCAGATCATGATAAACGCGAAAAAATCCGAGTCGGCTATACGGTTGGCTCGGATTTTTCTGTTTTGCGCCTTACTGAGTGGGCGTTGACGGGGTCAAGTTACCCATATTGCCTCACTGTATCTGTGGTAGGGGCGCCAGATAATGAGTGGTTGCAAGAAATTGCGATAGAAATGGATGCCTCTGATAATGATGAAGAGGAAATCATTGGCTACATACGTGCTTTAGTCGGTGCTGAACCTGAAGATGATGATGGCATCCAGATCGCTAGATTTGTATACAGAGATTTTCTGTTTCGGTCACAACAAGGTCACCACAGCGGAGTGCAGATTAAAGGTGCTTTTGTTGATCCTTCCAAGGAAAAGAAAGGCCTTGCCCGCTTAGTATATGGCTTCCTCCTTAACTGGCACGAGCATATCATCAGCGATGACCATCAGACGGTTTATGGGGCTAAGATATGGGCCGTTGGGATGTTAAAAGTAGGTAGAGTGCAAGTCTACGATAACATAAAAAGTGATTTTGTAGATGTGCTTACTGAAGGCGGTATCGGTATAAATGGATTCAAGCCTTGGGATGCTATGATGCTCAAAGAAGCACAGCTAAAGCACTGGAACCCTATGGCGATTAGTATAGACCCATCATCGCAGATTCTAGCCATCATTTCAGCGTCTGACAGGCATCAGTATAATGGTGTTACTGTTTTTAACAGAGTCGTTAGACGAAGGCTCAGAGTAACGAGATAAACCCGCTGCGGCGGGTTTTTTGTTGCCATCCTTTAATTAACTCCAAAGTACCTACCATTTCACCTTTACACCGCAGCCGTAGGCATTTAGGCTATATCGCATATAAGAAAACAAGTTGTTTCATACGACGATAAATCACACGTAGGGATATCACGAATGACTCAGATCATTGTGGTGGGCGGCACCAAGGGTGGCCCAGGCAAATCGACTGTTGCTCAGCAAATTGCAGCCTGTCTGAAAATCAAAAAGAAAAAGAAAGTCCAGATCACTGATATCGACATCCAGCGCACCACGACAGGGTGGTGTGAAGACCGCCGGCACAATGAAGAACTGGAGCTGATCCCGTTCGCCTATGTCCAGGATGACATCATCAAACACATCACTTCGCTTCGCGGCCGTTTCGATTACGTCGTCGTTGACGCTGGTGGTTTCGACTCCGAAATTCAGCGCCAGGCTATGCTGATGGCCAACGTGATCCTTATCCCGCTTCGCCCGAAACGCCGCGATCTGAAATCCTTACGTGACATCGACCCCATCGTCGACAGCGTTAGCAGCGTGAATGACCAAATCAAAATCCGTGCTGTAATGAACCAGTGCCCGTCTCTGCCTTCCCAGGCTGCGCGCATTATCGCTGCAAAAGAAATTGTCGAAACCTTTGGCATCGAGGCGGTACCGGTGAACCTTTACAACCGCAACGTCTATGACGATGCCGAAGAGGCGGGTCGTTCCATATTTGAGATGACTGGAGCCGAACGCGACAAAAAGGCTGAGGCCGAGATTGAAGCATTAGTAGAATACGTAATGACCTTGGAGGGTGAATAATGTCCATGAAAATGGGTGATCTGGCAAAACGTCCGGCTGCGGAAGCTGCTGCACCTAAAAGCAGCACCCCGATGCGCCAGCCTGTCCGTCCACAAGGCCGTCCAACACGTGGCAAAGAGAAAATCAAAAGCCGCACGATGTCTCTTGAAGACGAGTATTTCGAATTACTGGAGATGATGAAGTTCATCCCTCGCTTCGAGAAGTTCACCCGTTCTGATGTGATACGTGCAGCCATTTTCCATCTGGCAGAGAAGTCCCCGCAGGAAATAGAGGACATCGTAAAGATGAACGAGGCGATCACCGCAGCCGATGTGACGATGCGTACCGATGAAATCAAGCGTGAGCTGATGAAGAAAGGTTAAATAAGAGGCGTCGAAAGATGCCTTTAACTCAAAAGGACTTTGTTTGTGCTGTACAAATACGTAGGGCATGAAGACCCAAACGAATTAATCAAAATTCTTAAATTCTTCATCGAAGATGGAACCATCCGAGCCACCCGGCCACACGACTTCAATGATCCTGCCGAGTTCAAAGCCAAATTTAGTTTTGACGCCACGATCCAAGAGAAGCTTGTCCGATATCATGAGATGTGGCCTGGCAAAAGCGACGATGACGGTGAGAACTGGTTAAGAGGGCGAACCAAAAACGCCGAAGAGTTTGACGCCTATATGCTGCGCGGAAATCTGCTTTTGGATACTGGTGTGATATGCCTCACCAGAACTGACACTAATTACCTGATGTGGTCGCATTACGCCAGCTCCCACTCTGGATTTTGCATAGGGTTTGATGACGCTATTGTGGAAGCGCTGGATGACCGACACACAGCGTTAAACGGTGACGTGGAGTACGTGAAATCGCCGCCTGAAGTGAACTTCTATACCGCTGATGTGTACGACATTGTCAGAGCCATCTTTCTGCACAAGGGTGAGAGCTGGAAGTACGAAGAAGAGTTCCGGATTATCTCTGAGCTGCCAGGGCTTAAGAAGTTGGACACCTCGCTCATCAAAGAGATTTCTATCGGATGCAAACCCTATCCAGAGCTGGAAAGTTTTGCCCGTGAACTGCTGGACAGCAATCTGGCCGTGTACAAAATGCTTTGCCCTACCGACTCGTACCAACTGAAGCGTGTGGAGCTGGACAAGAACCTTTCTTTTCAAGGTTACTAGTTCTGGCAGCTTCAATTAAGAACCTGCTTCTGTATATATAAATACTAAGTTACTTATTATTATTTATACGGAAGCAGGTCTTTTTCTATGCCAACTTCCCAGACACATTCCCTTCCGTTTCCACTTCCAAAAAACATCTCCAGTCGCTATGATCTGTCAAATAGTAAGTAAGTAGTTACCTATCGGTGAGGGCATGAGCCAGATCTTTTTTGACACCATAAACAACGGCCAGTACGACTTCATGACAGAGTGGGACACGGTCGCCATGGACAAGTGGGTTGCGGAAAACATCGGTCTTTCACGATGCCAGGGGGAGGCTGAGCTCTTTGATACAAAGTGGTTTGACTATCGCGACATGCACCCGCTGATGGCAACCTGTCTGTTCACCGAAGCCTATAAGCGCGCATACTCACAGATCATGCTGTCTCATGGCCGCGAGCATTTCGAGACGGCGCCATTCAGCACTGGTCTGAAACGCCTGCCTTACCAAGAGCTTTCGGCGGTGAACAAAACCTCTCTCTGGAAAGCTCGCCAGTTTGCAGATCGGTATTGCTGTTCTTATGACTATTTTATATCAACTGTTCTCTCTGCAGCTGCACGCCGGCTCTGGGACAAATTACCTCGCCCTCAGCATCTTTGGCAGCCAGAACTGATTGAAATCTTCGAAAGCAAACTCGCCAGTCGTGCGGGAACGCGTCTGGATGACTCTGTAGTGAGTTTTAAGCACTTAGGAGACATGCAGCATGACCCAATTCAGGAACGTTACTTTGAATGGGTTCTGGAGCGTTTGAAGCACATCACCCGTGATAAGCGTATCCGCACCATCTTCTCTGCTGTCTGGTTGATGGAGCTGGTGCCTGAGCGCGTTATCTACGCCCATTACCCGGAAGAACTGGAAGAAGCACGGCGACTGTGTTGATTGCCTGTTCCATATTTTTACGATTAGAAAACAACTTGTTTAAGCACCAAAGGATAACAAACACATGACCGAACTTTGCCACACGGGACGAGGGTTGTCTGAAGAGTTCGACGACGACTTCCAGAATCGTCTGGCGGCGTATTTTTGCCGCGATCATGAGTTTCTGACTCGTGCCGGCGATCTGGTTGCCCCCAACCAATTCTCCAATGCGGCGAACGCCATACTGGTGAACATGGTATCGGGCTATTTCAGAATGTATAAGAGCGCGCCTTCATCGGCGGCCATCCTAGATATGTTGAAGCGTGCTAAACGCGATAAGACGATCAGAGAAGAGATGTTCCCGGATGTTGTGGCGGCGTTTAAGCGGGTGCTCTCGGAAAAACTCTCTGATACGGCTTACATGGTCGACCAGGTCGCGACGTTCGCTAAAAGTGTAGCGTTCGACGATGCGTTGATTAAAGCGGCCGAGATGAAGGAGAAGGGTGACTTCCAGGGAGCGATGGCCATCATGGCCAAAGTGCAGCAGATCGGTTCTAACGAAGCGACGGGCATTTATGACTATTACGCCTCTGCAGCGGAACGTTACAAGGCCCGTGAATATGAAGCCTCTGATGATTACGTGCCGAACAGCATCACCACCGGTCTTCCGCTGCTGGATCGCATGCTTTATCAAAAAGGTTGGGCGAAACGTGAGATGGTGCTCTTCATGGGGTTTGCGAAATCAGGTAAATCGACAGCGATGGGGGAGTTCTCCATTAACGCAACGCTGGCCGGCTACAACGTTTTGTATCTTTCTCTCGAAGTGCATACCTCGATTCTCTCCGATCGCTTCGATGCACGGCTGTCTGAAACGGAGATGTCAAAGCTGGTAGAGCAGCGTGACGACGTTCACCGGAAACTCGCGGAGCTTGGCGCGACGAAAGGGGTGGGGAATCTCTGGGTGGTTGAGCGCCCGTCAGGAAGCATGTCGCCTGCAGATTTGGATCGTATGCTCAATAGCATGAAAGCGAATGGCATGATCCCGGATATGGTGGTGGTCGACTATGCGGATTTGATGCGTGCCAGTTACGACCTCCGTGACGACCGGGCGAACATCCGTTCTATCTACACCGATCTGCGTGCTCTCTACGATAAGCACAACGTTGCAGGAATCACGGCATCCCAGACCAACCGTGAAGGTGGCTCATCCGAAGTGGCCACCATGATGCACGCCGCGGACAATATCGAAAAAGTCCGTATCGCCGACTTAGTCATCACTATCAACAAGACTGAGGAGGAAGAAGCCAAAGGTGAAGCACGACTCTATTTTGCTGGTTCCCGTAACCAGAAGGGCGGGGTGAGTATTCGCGTTAAGCAGAACCTCGAACAGATGCGCTTCATCGAGCGGATCATGGAAGTTCTTTAAAAAATAGGCGTGGGGCAAAGACGGATAACAGCCCCACGCCCTTAAAAATTACCTTTTGGTTAATCACAAAAGGAAAAACACATGAGCCTTTATGGTATTCAAAAAACGCGGCTTATCAAGATATTGCCGTTTAAAAACTGCGGTAAATGACAATGAGTGACCTCAAAGAGTTACTGTCCGAGCTGGATTTCGAACAATGGCTGGATATGGAAGGCATCATCTATCGTCGCGGCGGTGTAAGCGCCCGCGGCCGCGAAGTGAATATCAAAGAATGTCCGGTATGTGGAAGCACAAACTGGAAGGTCTATTTCAACCTGACCAACAACGTCGGGAAATGCTTCGCCGGCGATCACCCAGAAGAAATTCAATTTAACAAGCTGGTTTTCCTCAAACACTACAGCGGTAAGTCTCGTCGTGCCTTTGAGGAGTACGTACATAACGCACTCCTGTCTCAAGGTTGGGCGCCAAAAAAAGAAGAGGTTGTGCTGGCCAGTGCTGTGGAACTTGAAGGCCCGGTGGCTTTACCGCGGCATTATGAACTGCCAATTGACGGTCGGCTGCCGGACTATCTTGTTGAGCGGAATATTACCCCGGAGCTGGCCAAATATTTTGACCTGCGTTACTGCGTCGAGGGAAAACATGCTTATGTCGACCCATATACCGATCAGGTAAAAGGGCAGGCATTCGATATGCGCATCCTGATACCGATTTACGATCTGAATGGGGTGATGAAGACATTCCAGGGGCGTGACATCACCGGCGCAGCAGAACGCCGATATCTCTTTCCAATGCAGCTGCCGGCATCCGGGAGGTTTCTCTACAACGGACATAACGCAGTTGGTAAGCAAACCGTCGTCGTCTGTGAGGGGGCTTTCGATGTCATGGGGGTTAAGCGCGCCATATTCGACGAGGAAACACTCCGGGACTACGTAGAGCCCATTGGCACGTTCGGGATGCATCTGTCCGGAAACACGACTGTAGACGCAGAAGACCAGCTGGGCGCGTTTCTGTCGTTAAAGGCTGATGGTCTGCGAAACGTCATTATGATGTGGGATAGCGAGAAGCAAGCGATCCGAAACACAATGGCGGCCGCCAGACGATTAACCAGTATAGGGTTAAATGTGAAAATAGCCTGTCTGGGAGAAGAAGGGCTAGATCCCGGAGAGGCCACCCAGGAACAAATTCTCAAAGCCTACTATCGTGCAAAACCCTACTCTAAGCAACTGGAGCTGCAGAGCAAGGTTCTCGGTATTAGTGCATTTAATTAGTTCGACTCATGGCTGTAGTTCCATATCCGTGTCGGAAATACCATAATTTTTTTATGGATGTAGGTATCTACTTAAATATTTTAATGTAATAAATAACACTTTGGTTATGGAGGACATCACATGAAAAAAGGTATCGAACAGGCAGTTTTAGAGATGATCAAGAAGTCAGGCGTAGAGCTTGGCGAGGGAGAACTGGAGAGCATCATCGATGCCTCATTCAACACGGCATCAGAGCACATATCGAATGCGCTATCCTGCATTCCTCTCAAAGAAGGGGCGACACATACGTCGGTGTTAGTGTGGTACGCAAAGACGCCTGAAATGCCCGGTACTGTTCAAAAGCGTGTAGCTCTGGTTGCGTTCATCGTCCCGTCGTTTGAGACCGGCATTGGGCCAGTCGCGCGTTTTGGCGCCTGGTATGACGACAAAATCATCTTCTCAAACTGCTACCAGATGGAAAGCAGAGAATCCCTTGAGAAGAGCGTGAACGTGACTCTAAGAGCCGTAGAAAGCAAATGCGAGACAGTAGGAGAGGCTTTCGTCAGCGTCATGACTTCTCCCGATGTTGAAAAACGCCATGTAGATCTGGTGGCACCACCAGGCTTGTTGGAAATGATTGTCTCTGGAGATTACAACAAGGCTATAGCGCGTGTTCGTGAGCTGGACTATGGGCGTATCTGCGACTTGTGTCGTAGTGATCTGGACTTAATCAACGTGATCGTTGAGGCTGGCCGCGTCTGTGATGGGGTGTTGGCGCAATACGCAAGTAAGATCAGTCGTTTGGCCAATGAAATGCCTATGCTGATTCAGGAAGCCAAATCCCACGCCGTTCATGCCGCAAACGACCTGCTAACCCCATATCGATACGAAGCCGCAAGTGACAAGATGACCGGCTGGGCCACCTGGTAAGCCGTGACTATGTACTGTGTCCCCGTACAGAGTTATTTAAACTGATTAGTAAGTAAGTACAAGATTATCATTTAGAGAAATGGCTACCAAAACTGACTTATCAAAAATCCCTTCGATCTCTGGACTCAACGGCTACTCGCTGCGTTGCCCGGAAGTGAAGCTTAACGGACATGACTCGTACTGCAGCTACACCGTCTGTCAGCACACGATCCTTGCCTTCAAAGAGAAGCGACTGCCGGCGTCATCGTTCACCTCCTGTGCGAACGCCATTTCGGCCGGAAAATGCCAGGCGCTGGAAATGATGGTGGAGGAAATCCGGCAAGGTGAGTCGCTGTATTTCGTCGATATGCCGGCGCTCATTGAAGAGGTGGAGGAAAGAAACCGAACAGCAAGAACCCTGCAGCCGAAGAGAGGCAGTGCATCTATCTACAGTGGAATTAAGGGGAAGCGCCAATCTTCGACCGTTGCTGAAACTGGCAGACTGCCCGATGCCAGCGAGATTTATTCAGAACTTATCAAAGAAACCTTAAAGGAGAAGACCGACTAATGGAGAAGCTGATCGCGCTTAAACATAAGCTGGACGCCATTAAAGCAATGGGAACGAACGCCAAGAAAGAGGCGCTGGCCAGTATGAATGACTTCGAACAAAGAATGGTGTCACTCATGCTGAACCCATTTGTTCGTTTCGGGGTGAAGAAATACAAAGTGGCCGATCCACTTAGCAAGTCCGTACCCAGTGATCAGAAAGCGATAGAGCTGCTGGAGCAACTGATTGAAGCAGGAGAATACTCATGATTCCATACATCATATTGACTTTTTCTGGAGGCGTCGCCCTTGGCTTCATCATCTGTCATGACTTGATCAAGCAGGAACTGAAGACCAAAACACTTCGTATCGGTAAGCGGGTATATCGCGTCGTTCACGAGACAGGGGTATCAAAATGAGCAATCTAACCTCGTTTGACTGGTGGATAGGCTTGTACTTTGTGGCCTCTGGTGTCGCAGTAGCTTTCACGGTTGGCCAGTCTCTTGTAAAGCTACTGCTTTTAAGATTCGCCAATCGCAAGCGTATCGATGACACGCTTTGGTGCCTTGGATCTCTACTTGAACAGCGTTACGGCGAGCTGAAGGAAGGTGCAACCCTTTGCATAAAGGCAAAACGTTTCACGGCCACAATCCAACGGACGCAGGATGAGAAGCCAGTACTGATCAAAAAAGGAGCAAGCGAACGCATGAAATAATAGGTAAGTGTTTACTTATTAAGTTGATATAAATATGATTGACTTGTTTTCGTTGAGACGCGACTGTTTGAACGTTTAAAGATAACTGCAAACGACAATCAGTATCTGGCAGTAGCCTAAAAAGCCAAACACCAGCGAGGTCAGTTTCCAGCCTCGTCACCGAAATGGGACACACTAAGCGAGTGTGATTGCAAAACGCAGGTAGGGCATCTGGTTAACCAGTGCCCTTACCGATGAGGTAACAGAATGGGCGGTTGGGTTTTATGTCCAACACATCCCGGCTCCCAAAGGCCCGACCGTCTATCCTGTTACGTCATTTCTGTTACTTATGTCGTTTAGTTTTGGGTTAAAAATGGCGACGTAACCCGGCTGGTTAGGTGAGCCAGCACGCAACGTTGAGACCACTGGTTTTTGCATCACAGAGGCAGAGCCGGCAGACATGTAGGGCCAAGTACATTAATCCGTCCCAGTGGTCTCAACGTTGTGGTCACGGATTCATTATCCTTCTGGTTATAGCCATTGTTGTCACTGCCCCGTGCCCACAACGATTAAATGATTCCATACATCTAATTAGATCTGAATGAAAACTCTCCTCAGCCCTCGGAGAGTATTTGAAGATCTTGGCTTGTAAGCGTTTGGTGAACACGTAAAGCACAAGTGGCAGGAAACGGTAGGACTGCTGCGAACGACACCGGTGAATCGACAGCGGCTGACGGTGTCAACCTTAGATGGTGTAGCTCAGTGGTAGAGCGGTTGACTGTTAATCAGCTGGTCGGTGGTTCGAATCCCCCCACCATCGCCACAACGGTAAGGGTATTTGGACGACAGCAAGGAAGGCGCGCTCTTTGGCTGTTCGCGACGGATCTGATTCCCTGAATTCCCTTACCGTTGTGATGAATTGCAGCTCGTTGAAGCAACCAGAAGATAAGCATCTGGCGTCACAACGAACGGAGGATAGAGGGCATGGCGCCCAAGCGGTCTTGAAAACCGTCCCATTGCGAAAGCGATGATGGTTCGATTCCATTATCCTCCGCCAACACAGCGTTGAGCGGTTTGGTTTTGTTTTTCTTATCGAAAAGACTCCGCCTGTCACCATGGCCAGACCGCTCAACGCTGTGATAGACATTACGGCAGACGTTCTTTAACCATAGCTTCTAGCATCTTAGCAACACTTTTTTCAGCGCAAAATCCAAAGGGGCTTCGGCCCCTTTTCTTGCATAAACGCCCTTGTCGTTATGTAACTACTTACTTACTTTTGTGTTAACTTTTAGGTATAGTTCGTCTGGTTACTCACTTGAAAGGACTCAATATGGGAAACAAACGTAAACAGGCGCGACGTGCAGCTCGCCAGGCGCTTAAGTCAAAATCGCGTATCCTTGGCTACGAGATCGACACTATTATCGTAGACGAGGTGGCCTCCGCCGCCCCTGCTCTGCCCCCAAAACCGAAGCGTGATACTTCCCCCATAGAGGCACGCAACGAAGCCCAGGCCCACTATCTTATCTCTCTTGATAGCAAAGCACTGACCTTCGCCACTGGCGAAGCCGGCTGCGGTAAAACCTTCCTGGCGACGGCAGTCGCGGCACAGCGATTACTCGATAAGGAAGTAGAGCGAATTATCGTTACGCGCCCCGTACTGCAGGCAGAGGAGGATTTGGGCTTCCTGCCTGGCGATATGGCCGAGAAGTTCGCTCCGTTCTTTCGTCCCGTCTACGATGTGCTGCAGAAGCGCCTGGGCGCTTCATTTCTCGAATACTGCCTAAAGCCTGAGGTGGCTAAAGTCGAGATCGCCCCCTTCGCATACATGCGCGGTCGCACGTTCGAAAACGCTGTGGTGATCCTCGATGAGGCCCAGAACGTGACGGCGTCACAAATGAAGATGTTCCTGACTCGGATGGGTGAGAACGTAACGGTCATCGTGAATGGTGATGTAACCCAATGCGATCTGCCGGGTAATGTTAAATCTGGTCTTGAGGACGCCCTGCAGCGGTTCCGGCCATCTCGCCAGGTAGGGCTCATTGAGTTCACGGCCGAAGATTGCGTGCGCTCTGAGCTGTGCAAAGTGGCGCTTCAAGCCTATCTGTAAGGAAACAAAATGACTGACATGGAAATCGAAAAAGAAATCGTGGCCAAGGGAAAAACGGCCGCGCGAGTAACCCCAGAACGTATCCAAAGCGTTATCCGCGCCGAACATTATTTTACGGCCTTTGATGGCAGATCTGGCGCCCTGGCAAGTGGGACCTATGCCGGCAAAGAGGTGCCAGTTGCTGGCGACGCTGATCTTGAGTCGCTTAAATTACTGACGTTTTGTGTACTGGTGTTGGAGAACGGATTCATCGTTACCGGTGAATCAGCTTGTGCAAGCCCGGAAAACTTTGATCCGGAGATCGGTCGTAAGATTGCGCGCCAGAACGCAGTCGCTAAAATCTGGCCACTTGAAGGATATCTCTTAAAACAAAGATTTAACAAGGCAAAACAATGAAGTGTGTGATTTATGGCCGAGATAATTGCTCCTTCTGTAAGCGGGCAGTTGAGCTGGCGAAGCAGTTGCAGGGGCATGGATATGGCGAATATCAGTACATCGATATTGTCGCTGCCGGGATCGATAAACAAAAGCTGAGTGAAATGGTTGGGAAGCCGGTAGAAACCATTCCCCAGGTGTTTTTGGACGATGTTCCAATCGGCGGTTACACAGAATTTGCTGCTTTCGCAAGCACTCTGTAATACAATACGGCTCCGTTTGGGGCCGTTTTGATTTGTCGCTTTTGATAACAGAGCGTACACTTAGGTACGAGCCATTTAGCTGTAAAGAGGTTTTATGCATTTAGAAAATTGCCTGGAAGATATGAATGTCATTAGCAATGCTCTTGCTACCGTGACTTCTAACGCTTCACGCTTTTCGAATGCAAATAGCACTCCGAAAGCATTCCCGAAGCGTGTACACACAAAATTTAAGATGCGTCCCCGTTTCGGCGGCATCACAAGGTCGACGAGGCCCGGTTTTGCAGATTCCCATGAGTTCAGACTGCCGCAAACGGAAGGCATTCCGGTTGCTGAGAGTGACACCGCAGCTCAACTTGCGGATATTGAACAAAGGCTCGCAGAGCTGACGGCGAAACACGTTCAGTTGACCCATAGCATTTCAGGTTACAGTGCGGAACAAATCCGCGAATCTTTCGGTGAAAGCCGTTACGAGGACTTGAAGAACGTTGACCTGTCCATACGCGGTTTAGAAGGCTTCGTTAACAAGTTCATCCGTGACGCCGAACTGCCACATCCGTACCTGAAACGCTTGAGTGATGCTATCACTGAGTACCGTCTGGCGGTTTCTGACCTCCTGATGATTTTAAATCAGTGCTTTAACGAAGTTGAGGTTATCGAATCGCAGACAGGTCTCATTGATGAGGACGTCTTCGCAAACTTCTCCTTCCATTAAGGCTGATCGATGAAAGTCACATGGAACAGTGATAGTTACGCCCAATTTTTGGAGCCGGTCTTCAGAGTAATGCCTGATCTGGAGACCTCCTTACTTACTGATTTCGTGAGTTTTAAGAACGGGTTTTACCCAGACGTTTTTGGTAAAGATGGCCCCTATACCGCACCTGGTTCTGTAGTATCCTCTCGTGTTTACCACGTCCATCTCTTATTCACCAAGCAAGAACGAAAAAGCCACCGAAACAGGTTCAACTGTACAAGCGATCGCGCCCTCGTTTACACCCAGCACGCCAAGTTACAGGACGTATATAGCCTGTTGGCCATCTTCCCAAATAATGCTCACAACACGGCAAATGACAATGGAATAATGAATGACATTGCCAAATACGCTGAAGCCTTTCAGAAATTAACAAACCCGTAGTTACCTGCAGCCCCATGCCTTTCTCATTCTTAGCGTGGTTCCATTACGATAATTTTCATATTTTTTAGGCACTTAATCTAGTCTTTGCGCGTAAGCATAAATATACAAGGAATAACGGTACAGAAAGCGGCATGCAAAATAACCACAAAATAACGAACATTCCATACACACCGCTATTCACGCCAATGTGACGATCCCAAAATGGTTTGGTCATTATCTTAAGGGCTAATTTCTCCGAAGTATAATATGAGAATGGGTACAGGACGGCGCTTAAAACAAGATATGTAACCACAAATGGCATATAAGGAACATAGGCAGGAAAAATGAGTCCGTCATTCATATCGCGCACTATAAAATAGATCAGATAGCCATAACCACACCATCCCCATAAGCAGTGCCGTAAATAATATTTTAAGGTCATCATCTATGATTCCTTCATAGCTATACCATTAAAGCTATCATAACATGAATTGACGAAGTCCCCCTTCGAGACCAAGCGGCATCGAGACAGCCATAGACGCAAACATGACTAAACTGGCACCGGACAACGATGGGACATAACGCAAAGACTAGGGTGATGTCGCAAACAAACAGGCGGGAAAAATGCACGGCCCTGATGACTAATTTTCAAAAAAAGGCCTTTCTATGATTCCATACTTGGTAGGTATGGAATCATTAGACAAAAAAGGGTATTTTAGGTTGATCTCAATAAAAACAATGCCTAATATACTGTATATAAACACAGTGTGCGCCGGGAGACCGGTAAAGATCAAGGGGTGAAAGTCCCCGACCATTGAAGGACCAGCAATCCACAGGGTCCCCGAGTCATGCGTTGTATACCGTGAGGTATGGGGCGAAGCGTTGACAGGGGTGTTGACAGGCCAGCCATTGAGCCACGAAATGTATATTAAATTCCCGGGTGCCGACGTTGTACTGTTTACGGAAGGCAACATCATAGGGTGCGTTACTGCGAGTGCTATATGGACCCGGCGGGGTCTGAGACCCTGGCATGTCAATACGATCTTTACGCGGGAACCGGGAGATCTCCCCTCTGACCATCTGCCAGTGCCGGAGATGGCCCGCACCGGGAAGGCGAGGAGCCGAAGCCGGTGATGTACGGAGAGGAGAAGTCGGACTCGCTCATAGTAGCTGCGAATCTGGCGAACAATCCGCAAGGAGCGGAGTCAGTGGAGCGAAGGAGCGGGGCCAAGGGAAACGCGGAACAGCCACACATGCGCCGGACGCAGAGCCGGGAAAGTATGTCACAGAGGCTGTCACGCGTGCGGGAAGCTGCGAAGCAGCGGAAGAAAGAACGGTTTACCGCATTGTTCCACCTCCTGACAGCAGAGGCACTGGAGAACGCATTCCTCTCCCTGAGCAGGAAAGCGGCTGCCGGAGTTGATGGTGTCAGGTGGAAGGACTACGCCGAAAACCTGAAGGTCAACATAGCAGATCTGCACCGGAGGCTTCATCAGGGTAGTTACAGGGCTCAGCCCGGCAGGCGGCACTACATCCCGAAAGCGGATGGAAAACAGCGCCCGCTCGGCATCGCCTCACTGGAGGACAAAATCGTCCAGTATGCGCTGGTTAAGATCCTGAATGCAGTCTACGAAAATGACTTTATGGGGTTTTCATACGGGTTCAGACCCGGGCGAAGCCAGCACAATGCGCTGGACGCACTGGCCACAGGGCTGGTTCGGACCAATGTAAACTGGGTACTGGATGCCGATATTAGTCAGTTCTTCGACAAGGTAAGCCATGAATGGCTAATCAGGTTCATAGAACACAGAATCGGCGACCAGAGGGTAATCAGGCTCATACGAAAGTGGCTCACAGCCGGGACCTCAGAGGAAGGAGAATGGCGGGCATCGGAGGAAGGCACCCCACAGGGTGCGGTTATCTCGCCGCTGCTGGCAAACATCTACCTCCACTATGTCTTCGATCTGTGGGCGCATCAGTGGCGACGCCGCCATGCCACAGGCAATGTGGTCATGGTCAGATACGCAGATGACATAGTCATCGGGTTCGACAAGCGAATCGACGCTCAATGCTTTCGTATAGCCATGCAGCGCAGACTGAAGGAGTTCGGACTCACGGTACATCCGAAGAAAACCCGACTGATGGAGTTCGGCCGCTTCGCAGCCGAAAACCGCGCCAGCAGGGGAAAAGGTAAACCAGAAACGTTCAACTTCCTCGGGTTCACGCATATCAGTGGGAAAGACCGTAGTGGCAGGTTCATGCTGATACGAAAGACACGCCGGGACAGGATGACGGCGACACTGAAAGCGATCAAGGACGGACTACGAAAGCGCTGGCATTACTCAATCCCCGAACAGGGAAAATGGCTCAGGAGAGTGGTTCAGGGATACCTGAACTACCACTCAGTCCCGGGCAACTATCCCATGATGCGGAAGTTCAGGATATACGTAACAGACCTCTGGCGACGGGCGCTGAGGCGCAGGAGCCAGCAGGATGATACGACATGGACGAAAGCAAACAGACTGGCAGCCGTATGGCTGCCGAAGGTTCGGGTTCTGCATCCATGGCCTGTGGAGCGGTTCACCGCCAGACACCCAAGGCAGGAGCCCGGTGCGTGAATAGCGCACGCCGGGATCTGTGCGGGGGGTACCCGGTAACGGGTATCCCTACCGCGACATAAAAAAGCGTCATACAGTGGCCAGATTATGAAAAACACGTTTGACAGAGCACGCGCAGCGGAAAACACGTCACAGGAAGCGATCACCTATCTGGATCGGGCATCGCAGATGGATGCCAGATCGGTCTCGATGCAGGGAGCCGATCTGACTTTCGCCGACGCATTCATGTTATTCACTCGCTTATCATTATTGATAACTCGCCGCCGGCCCGAGATAGCTGTCCATTGTGTTTTGATACATGTTCTCCCGCATATCGCTCAGGAAAAAGTAAGTAACCTGAATAGAATAATGGTGAATCAGCTGGTCAACCCGCTGATCCTTGAAGGGAAGATCGTGATGGGTCGCCGTGTTTTTTCCATCATGAAGCAGTTCCTGGGATGGTGTGCCTTCCAGGGAATTATCGAAACATCGCCCCTGAATGATATGTCGCTGAACAAAGTTGCCGGCGGCGCGAAGACGGCCCCGCGGGAACGATGCCTGACGGACGCAGAGGTTTGGGTATTCTGGAATGTCTGGGACTATTTCGACGTATGTCCAGGCACGAAATGGGCGGCAAGGCTTTGCCTCGTAGCTGCCAGACGTCCAGATGAAGTGCTGCGGGCCAGAGTAAGCGAGTTCGACCTTAAGCTAAATGTATGGAATCAAGGGTCTCGCAACAAATCGGCCCGGTCGCACACCCTTCCGATGAGCTCACTGATGCGGAAGTGCGTAGAAGAATTGATTGATTATGGCGCCGGCAGCCAGTGGCTCGTCCCGTCGAACAAAAAGAAAGCTGATACGCCAATGTCGAAGGTGGCAATAGCCCAGGCGTTGAGGCGGATTCTGGAGCGGCCGGAGCTGGGGGAAGTGGAGTCGTTTACCCCACGTGATCTGCGTAGAACGGCACGCAGCTACTTTCCTGCCCTTAATATTTCACAGGAAGTATCACGTAAGATCATGAATCATAGTCTGGAAGGTATCGACCGTGTATACGACCGATATGACTACATGGATCAGATGCGAGAAGCCCTTGAGAGCTTCTCATCGTACATCTCGTCGATTGTTGAGCAACCAGATTTAGAAGAAATTGACCACAAAATGAAGGGAGATCGCCTATCCACCGAGCTGATCAGAGTAAACTTCTCATAGCTTTTTAATTGCTTCCACAACCTGCTCAACACCATCAGTTTGAGCCGGAAAGCGGTTGCGGAAAGCTGCGAGAACCTCACGTTCTTCCGGAGTCAGCGGCGCGATGCCCTGGTCTCGTAAAAAATCTGCCAGCTCAGGCTGACGGTCTTCAAGAACCATCATCATGAGACGTACTGGGTCTGCATTCAGTGCTTCTGCCAGTGGTAGCACTTTCTCTACCGGCAGCGGAATTCTTCCCTTTTTTATCAGGGACAAAATGTTGGGATTCTTGTAACCAATCTCACGGGAGATCGCCGACTGACTTTTCGGCGAAACAGTGATTAAAGAATCAATGTAGGCGACGTAACGAGCGGTCTTCTCATCGGCCATTGTCATTGTAGTTACTATCCTCGTGTGATCTTATTGTATGGTAAGTACTTACCGATATTACAGCAACGGTTATTATTGTAAAGTCTTACATCCGGCTATTTGTAGGCAATTATCGCACATAAATCACGCGAAATAAGGTATAAATTAGTAAAATCCGGTACTTCTGTTGATTTTTTTGATTATTTTTGTTTAAGACATTACGATACATTTTTATTAACTTTTATATCAATAGGTAGTACCATCACCTCCAAATGAAACCAGTTGATTAGGATGCTATTAATGGAAAAATTGTCATCTAATTTACTTGCTCTGAATGTAGGCAATGTTTTCGCGCTGACACACCTGGAGGCTGCAGAAGTACTATCTGAGTTACCAAATCACCAGGTAAACGTTAGAGCGCGCGACGCTACTGTTTTCCGGTTCTCCCTGGAAAATGGCTCTTTCACGCTGATCAATACTGGCGACCTCTCTTTCGCGGTTCGAATCAACTAAAATTTATAACCCGCCTATAACTCATTGATCCCCTGCGCGAATTGCTTCCTCCCCTGTTCGCGCAGTGTTATTTTCTTATATCTGAAAACAATTTGTTTACTCGATAAGGAAAGCACATGGCAACCAAACCCAGCAAAACTGTACTCAAAGAGGTACAGGACTTCCGCGATTCCGTAAAACGCGTCGTTGGTCTTCTTTCGGGCAAGAACATTCCTGTAGCTGAATGCGGAGACACAGCATACGTTCGCTACAATAAAAAGGGTGAACCAGTCATGGTTAACATCCCATCCATACCAGATGACGCGAGCCCTGCGCTTATGAATGCCATACGTGGATTCCTTGATCACGAGGTTGGCCATCTCCTTTTCACAGACGAAAAAGTCGTCAAGAAAATGCGCAACACAAAGGCATTCGGACTCTGGAACGCCCTGGAAGACGTCTACATCGAACGTCGCATGAGTGAAGCGTTCACCGGCAGCCGGCGGAACCTATTGTCCACACGTAACCTAATGATTGATAAATATTTTAATCCCCACATTAAAAAGGCGGTAGCGATGTGCCGCGGGGATCAACGCGAGTTGTTTCTAAAGTTCTTCCTCTGTCCGGTTCTACGGGCGTGGGATGGCCAACCAACTTTTGCTGATTTCATGGAGGAGCACTGGCGCCTCATCGATAAACCTATTGCCGTTCTGAAAGAGTTTGGCGTCGATGAAGCTGTCCGTCGTATGGATAGCACTGAGGATTGCGTCAAGGTTGCAGCAGCAATGGCTAAGATCCTTCGTGAAATGACTGAGATGCCAGAAGGCCCGTTACCTGAACGTGAATCCTCTTTAACCAAAAAGACCGAACCAGAAGAAGACAGTTCAGATGAGCCGGCTGCTGGAGACGATACTGAGGTTTGTGACGAAGAGGGACTCGATAGCACTCCTGATGAGTTTAGCTCTGACGATGAAGATGATGAAAAATCAGACAAATCGATAAGTAAGTACATACCTAACAGGCATGAATTGATAAATGATACAGAAAATAAACCTGAAGATGGCGATTTAGGCCATGAAAATGTTGACGACTTGCCTGACAGCGAAGAAACGACAGCTGATGATCCTGTTACATCTCTGGGCTCGGATGTAGGGGAAGAAGTGGATGATGAAGGTGATTACAATCCCTCCACGGATGATGGCTCAGAGGACAGGCATGGCTGCTCCTCTGATGACAGCGAAGCTGTCGAAGACGGTAAAGGTAAGGCAGATAAAGACGGTGGCAAGGAGAAGGATGAAGGGGATCGGGACACCTCGGATGAAAGCGATGCCGGCTTTGCCCCACACGCTGACGATATGTCTCTTGATGATGCTCTCAAGGCATTAGAAAACGTTGATGAAGAGATAGGTTCTTCAACCGAAGATGCGCTGGCGTCGGCGATCAAGTCGGAGCTGGCCAGCGCGTCACTATCTGATTACCGGCCATACAATCGCTCCTACGACTTCCTGGGGCCAATTGACGAGGCAGAAGAGCATATTAAGCGCGCCAGAAAAGCTTTTGGCGCAATCCCTATGTATTCTCCCGTAGATCGCTACCGCATTGTTCCAGAGGGCAGAAAACTGTTTGAGATGAAGGTGGAGAGACATCTGTCTTCCTCGGTGTCATCTACCTTGGCCAAAGACCTGGAGCGCGCGATCGCCAGTCGCAACCGTGTTCAGTTCATCCCTGGCCAGCGTCGTGGACGCGTACATGGGGCGAGTCTTTACCGACTGTCGATGAATGACGATCGGGTATTCCGGAGAAAAGAAGACCACAAGGCCGTAAACGCGTGCGTTCAACAGGTCATCGATTTGTCAGGTTCAATGGGCGGCCGAAAAATCGAGCTCGCGCTGGCATCCGCATACACACTGGCTGACGCCCTAGATCGTATCCACGTTCCGAACGTCATTACCGGCTTCACTACGTATGGCAATCCGGATGTAGCAACTATGTCGAAACGTGGGTTTAGCCGCTTTGAAGCGCTTATGCTGCCGATTATTAAAAACTGGCATGAGAAAGCGAACTCCCCAGAGATACGTGCTCGTATGGGCTGTGTGGCGGAGACTTTCCCCCTGCTAAACAACGTGGATGGCGAGAGCATCGCACAGCTGGCTTCTCTGTTTGCAGGGCGTATGGAAGACAAGAAGATCATGATTGTGCAGAGCGACGGCGCACCATGCGCTGCGGGGGATGGCTTTAGTAACCATCTGCGCTCTGTAACGAATGACATCGAAAACACAAGTGACATCAACCTGTTGGCCATTGGCATTCTTACGGACGCGCCGCGCCGGTATTACAAAAACTATGCGCTAGTGAATAAGGTCGAAGAATTGGGTACGTCAGTTGTCAGCGAGTTATCTCGTATCATTTTAGGGTAAATCTTTCGCCCTATAAAATAAGTAACTAGTTACTATAAAGCCTGATACATTTGTATAGAATAGAGCCCAGAAACGACAACAAGTAAGGAAAAACACATGACCGCGACTGCGCTACCACAAGACGCCCACTCTGATGCCGTCACCTGCAAATGGTGCGGAAAATCCTTCCATCACCTCAAATCCCACATTTCGATGGGACGTTGTGAAGGCATTCCGGAAGAAGCCAAAGGGCTTGGTGTGGATGACGTAGTGAAAATGTACACCACAGCATTCCCTGGGGAACCAACGCTGTCTCCAAAGGCCATTGAAGCGTTAAAGACAAAACGCTCTGAGAGGGCTGGCGCAGACGGCAAAATCGCGGATATCAGCGCCCACCCTGGCTATGCAGGGACAGTCGAATACAAAACTGAGCTTGTCGCCGCGCACGAGCTGCTTGGCCTGACTATTAAGGAGCTTGGCACGCCCCGAGGGAAACCACTTCAGGTGACGGTCAATATCAACACGCCATATCCGGAGTTCGTGCCAGAAGTGAAAGCCGGCTATGTATACGGCGACTTCGATCTGATTAAAGACATCTTCATGATGCTGGAGATCGGCATTCCAGGTTATCTATGGGGTCATGCTGGTACGGGGAAAACCTCTCTGCCGACCCAGCTTTGCGCGCTCCTGAACCGCCCGGTGATCCGCTCACAGCATACGGCATCAACTGAGGAAGCCCATATTACGGGCCAGATTCTGGCGCGAGAAGGCACAACCTACTTTGAACCAGGGCTTCTGTCGCTGGCGATGAAGAACGGTTGGGTGTATCTGGCAGACGAATACGATTTTGCATTCCCGCAGATTCTGGGGATCTACCAGCCAGTTCTGGAAGGCGAACCTCTCGTAATCAAAGAAGCGACACCAGACTGGCGTCGCGTGGCGCCGCATAAGCGCTTCGCCTTCATCGGTACAGGCAACACTAATGGTTCAGGTGATGAAACGGGGCTTTATCAAGGAACGAACATCCAGAACGCGGCTAACTTCTCTCGCTTTGGCATCGTATCTCACGTCAAGTACATGAAGCCTGGTGCTGAGGTGAACATGCTGGTCGAAGCGGGAATCATCCGTGAATACGCCGAAAAAATGGTTAAGTTCGCCAATCTGGTACGAGACGGGTATGAGCAACACCTGATCAGCCAACCAATCGGCCCGCGTGAGCTGCTTCTGTCCGCAAAAATCGGAATGATGCGAGGTGATTTCGCAGCCGGCATCGAGAAGTCATTCATCAATAAACTCCCCTCCACCTCTGCGCAAGCGGCGCGTGAAGTGGTTCAGAAAATCTTCGGTTAATCGTGCGTAAAGGTTGTTTTGGATCTCTTATCGCAGCTTCTGAAACTGGCGCGGCCTGTTTGTCATGCGATCACAGGCCTGACTGCCACCAGGCAGCCAAAGGAGTTGCGATTTCGATATACGGGAAGTTCGTCGGCTTCCCCAACGACAAAATTAAGAAAAAACAGAAGGTAAAAACACATGAAAGCACTGATGGTCAGGACTGATTTTTCCCTGGGAGAATCAGCACTGAAAGCAGAGCACGCAGTAAAGGTGGCAAAGGAGGCTGGCTATACCGCGGTTATCTCTGCTGACACGATGAATATCGCCAGCGTTATCCCCCTGCAACGAGCAGCTGGCGATGAGATGGCGGTGATCTGTGGTGTTAAGCTGAATGTTGTCGACGATCCAACATACGAGTACCGGGCTAAACTGGCTAAAGAGTCTAATGGATGTATGGAATCATTGGAGCGTGGACGTAACTACTGCTTCACCGCACTGATTAAAAACGAGCAAGGTTATCGCGACATTTGCGAACTAATGACTTTAGCCAATACCCGCGAGCAGTTTTACTTCGTGCCACGCCTGGCGCTCGACCAGTTGGCGGCTACATACGCTAAAGGCAATATACTGTTACTGACTTCGGATATCGGCAGCGTATTCCAGCGCCCGGACTTCGCTAAAATTATTAGTGCGCTGATTACTGCCGGTGGACGCGATAATTTCTACAGCGTCGTATATCCACACCCTACGCCATTCTATGACCAGATCAACGTGCGAGCCATGAAAGTGGCAAGCGCACTGAAAATCGAGCCCGTTGCGTTTTACCCAGCTTATTACGAAGGGGTTGATGACGCTGACATCAAAGACATCGCCCACATGGTGATAAACAATATCAAAGTCGATCAGCCACACCGGCTGCGTATCCCCCACCAGCGCGACAATGCAATAAATGGTCGTCGTCATCTGCTGCAGGCTCTGAAAGAGTTTTCTGTCCGTATGGGCGTATCTGTGTCTGCCTCCATGGCTTCTACAACGCAGGACTCCATTGTTAAGGCGTGCGAATGGCGCTGGCACGAGATGGCGCCGGCGCTGCCAAAAATGGCAGACGATGAGCCCGCAACGTTGATGAAACTGGCTGTCGCAGGGCTTCGAAAACGTCTCAGCAACAAAGAATTTGGCTACACGCCACCAGCTTCCGAGCACCGCGTTTACGTCGATCGCCTCAAGTATGAAATGGAGACGCTCACTCGCCTGGGATTCTGCGGTTATTTCCTGATGGTTCGCGATCTGATGAATCATAGTCGCGAGACAGGTATTCCGGTCGGGCCAGGTCGTGGTTCATCCGCCGGCTCTCTGGTGGCATGGTGCATCGGCATTACCAACGTTGACCCTATCCGTCATGGCCTGCTGTTCGAACGTTTCATTAACCCTGAACGTCTCGACTTGCCGGATGCTGATCTGGACTTTAGCCAGGCCCGGCGCCATGAGGTGATCGAGTATCTGAATGCCCGATATGGCGAAGAGTATGTTGCAGGCATTCCGAACTTCACTTATCTGGGCGCCGCTTCCGCGCTGCGCGACACAGCACGTATTTATGGCGTTGATGCGGCTGATATGGCGGTTTCCAAGGAGCTTAAGACCCTGGAGGATGACAGTCTGTCTCTGTCGGAGCTGCGCGAGCAGCTGGCCAGCCTGGACAAATACGCCACCAAACATCCGGACGCATTTAAGGCGGCGAGCAAGTTGCAAAACCTGATGCGTGGCTTCGGCCGCCATGCTGCAGGGGTGATTGTCGCTGGCGTACCTCTGACGGAACGTACCCCTGTAGAGCGACGTGGAGACGCGCGTTGCATCGCATTCGATAAACGATACTGCGAGGCCATGGGGCTGATCAAACTGGACGTTCTGGGCCTGGCCACTCTCGATCTGCTGGATAGCGCAAAACGTTACATCAAAGAGAGCACCGGTAAGGACATCAACCTCGATGCCATCCCACTGGATGATCGCAAAGTACTTGATGGATTCGCCGCGGGGTATACGCAAGGTGTGTTCCAGCTTGAGTCCGGCCCCATGAGGAAGCTACTCAAAGATCTGGGTGGTGGTATCGAGCCAATGAGCTTCAAAACCATTGTGGCCACAACTGCGCTTTTCAGACCAGGTCCAATTCAGTCAGGCATGTTGGACGACTATGTTGCTGTGGCCAAGGGCTTTATGGCTCCACATTCAATTCATCCTCGTCTTGAGGAAACAACCAAAGAAACTAACGGCGTTTTGCTCTATCAAGAGCAGATCATGAAAAGCTCTCGCGTACTCGCTGGATTCTCTATGGCTGAGGCTGACGCTCTGCGTTCCGCTATCGGTAAAAAGAACATGGATAAGATGAAAGCGATCGGCAGCGATTTTGTAGAACGAGCACAAGCAGGCTGGGTGACACTGTCACTTGAAGACGGAAGCACAGTAGAAGTCCACAAAAAGGCCATGCTGCTGTGCTCTGACGGCAAACGCAGGACCTATGACGAAGCGATGAGTGACAACGCTGATATTGTTGATTTTGGAGTTTGACGGTGGAAGAAGTTTGGAAATCTATTCCTGAATTTGAAGGTTATTACGAAGCATCCAGTTTAGGACGCATTCGCTCATTAGATGTTATACAAACAGCCCCCAAAGGGGGCAAATGGGTGAAGAAGGGGCGAATCCTAAAACCTCGCGTAATCAATGATTTTGGACATCTTGGCGTGAAACTAAGCGTCAACGGCGTCAAATACGACCGCACAGTTCATTATCTGGTAGCAACAGCATTCCACGGAGAACGACCAGAAGGCTTACTTATTCGTCATCTTGACGGTAAACCATCAAACAATGCGCCCTTCAATCTCGCGTATGGCACTCAAGTCGACAACATGGCTGACGCCATTGCACACGATACCGTTGAGTTTGGTGAGAGACGCTACAACGCCAAGCTAACCAACGAAGTCGTCATTGCTATTCGCATTAAAAAGTCAGAGGGTGCTCTGAACAAAGACCTCGCGGCCGAATATGGTTTAACTGAGCTTTATATTCACCATATCGTCACCGGGAAGAAATGGGCACGTATTGGTGGGCCGATCGTTGCCTCAAGGGCATCCAAAAAGCTGGATGACGAAGCAAGAGCTGAGGTGGTCGCCTTGCGCAAGGCTGGCGCAACCTACGAAAAGTTGCGAGAAAAATTCGGCATATCTAACACTCAAATCGCAAATATCTTAAAAAAAGCAAGCATTTGAAGCTAGCGACGGGAAAACACATGAAAATTGCAAAAGTTATTTCCGAACAGGAAGGTCTTAGCCCTGAGAAAGCCCAGGAAATATGGGACGCCTTTGAAAAGTTCGGTGGATACGCCTTTAACAAATCTCACTCAGTAGCGTATTCGTTGATCAGCTATCAATCCATGTGGCTGAAAACGCATTTCCCTGCAGAGTTCTTCGCCGCAGCGCTCACCATTCTTGGCGAGGACAAGCACCAGGGACTGGTAAAGGATGCCTTAACCTATGGCATCCGCGTACTGCCACCCGACATTAATATGTCCTCGAATCGCATCGAGATCCGCACGCTCGAAGATGGCAGCCAGGTACTTTACGCCCCGTTCTCTGCGGTTAAAGGATGTTCTGAAAATGGGTGCCAGGCAATTATGCGAGCGCGTGAGAAAGTTGGCGGCAAATTCGAGTCACTTGAGCAATTTGAGGAAGCGGTCGAGAAGCGTGCGTGTAACAGCCGGGTACGCGAGTCACTGCAAAAAGTAGGTGCGTTCGCATCGATTGAGCCTGGCAGTCTGCCAGCGACAGATCCGGAACGACTGCGCAACCAGGCAGAGTTGATGGGCAATCTGGTGATCGACGCTGTAAAAGCCTCTCGACCGTTCGAGATGAACCCTAAGCGCTCTGCCGAAGTGAATGTACTGATGACTCGCATGGCGGCCGAAATGGGTCTGGGAGACGACCTGATACGTCCGAGCATTGGCATTAAGCCGAAAATCATGGTCATTCTGGACCACGCGAACGGCAATGATGGGCGTACCGGCTACTTCATGGAGAACGGCTACGACGACTTTAAGGCGAAGTTGCTTACTGCAGGCGATCTGCGCATGGGCGATCTCTACGTCACCGGCGTGTGCAAAAAGGTGAAGGACAAAGAGAAGGACTACACCAAAGACGAGATCGGCCAGTTCACCGACTTTATGCGTGAAGAGATCAATCTGGTGCGTCCGACCTATGTGCTGACGTGTGGCAGCCGGGCGACGTCACTCTTCAACAACAAGAGCAAACCATCCGATCTGGTTGGACGCAAAGAGTATCTGCCAGAGCTGGATGTGACCGTTTTCTACGGATTTAACCCGAACATTTTGTACTTTCGCCCAGAGGAAGGCGAAAAGCTGGAAGCAATTCTGGCAGAGGTAGCGGAGACTATTAGCAAATGAATAAAGAGAACACCATGAACGAGGCACAGAAGATTGCACAAGCGCTGGCGGCTATCCCCGCGGATTTTCAGGATAAAGCTGTTGCGGCCACCATGCGGTCGCAGTTCTGGGAAATCATAGACTGCCCGGTCACGTTAGATCTGGCGCTGGCGTTCGCCGGGCTGGATGGTGCCGATAAAGTCAGTCGTCTGCGCAAATGTGCCAGAGCGCTGGCGCTTAAAACGCAAGATCCGAAGGCGTGCCAGTATCTGCTGGAGATCTACGAATCAGATAACCCAGAGGAACAGTTGGAGGCGTTCAAAGTGTTCCGCAATCGGCTGGTGCTGAAGGTGGCCAAAGAGTTCATGGAAGTGAACAGGATTGGCGATGTCAGGAAGTATCGTCTGCATCGACAGACCAAAGCCACGCTATCCAGCATATTCGGTAAAAGAGTCGCATAAAACAAAACCCGCCATTTGGCGGGTTTCTTTATTTGGTTGTAGCGCTTTTTGAGGAAGTCGCCCCTCTTACGCACTTTGTTTCGCAAAGCCGGCAGTTAGCTTCTGCCTAAGACCATTCATGCGGCAAACCCGCATTTCGCCACAACGGTCAGCATACTATCCAGTAACGGATCTGATGAAATACGCTGACCGTTGTGTCGATTAAATCGGCATGGTGTACACACCGATTTACTCAACTTATGTATCCCCACCATTCTGTCTACTCGGGCTTGCGCCGTCTTCGTGGTCGCAGAGACAGGGATTATCAAAAGTGTTTAGCTCTGAGCGACAACGTTAGCAGCTGCCGGGCCTTTAGCACCGTTCTCAATAGAGAACTCAACTTTTTGGCCTTCTTCCAGGGTACGGAAGTTGTTGCTCTGGATGGCAGAGAAATGTACGAACACGTCTTTGCTGCCGTCTGCTGGGGTAATAAAACCGAAGCCTTTATCAGCGTTAAACCATTTTACTAAACCAGTCATTTTGTTAGACATAGAGATTACCTTCATTATTTGAGAGCCACACAACGCGGCGAAATTGGTCTGAGAGATTGGTACTTACTTGGGCACTTAGGAGGAGACTCACGGAGAAGGGTAATCTTTGGATAACACCTGAACTTCGGACTGCTTTACTAAAACTGCTTTCATAAGGTCTGTCTTGCAAACCGACGCAATCATTAACGCATGGCCTTTCTGTTTATGCAACATTTATTTTCCTTTTCACAGCGTCGCCACATAAACGTCTCTACCCAACCTACCCCCTCTCATCTTCACGACACATGCTCCATCAGATGATTTCTTCATGGTACTATTGATATAAATTAGTAAGTGGATACATAACAAAATGAGCACCGAAATTTACGAAAAAATCATGACCGATCTGGAGTTCGATCGCGACAAACTGGAAGAGGTCTGGCGGCAGCAACCGAGGCTGTTGATGGAGTACGGAGCAAGACTAGCGCGCGCAGAACGAGAGGTTGCAGATGCTAAACTCTCCCTCGATGCCATAGAGGCAAAAATCTACGACATTGAACGTAAGAACTTGAGTATGAACGGAATAAAGTTCAATGAATCGGTACTGGAAGCCAAGGTTCGCACAAGCCCACAATACCTTGCGAAGCGCCAAAAACTGGATGACGCGCGTCTGATTGCTGACATCTATAAGCACGCTGTCACTGCCTTCTCTCACCGTAGAGACATGATCGTGCAGGCCTCGAAAATGGCTATCGTAGAGATTGAACGACTGGGCGCCGAACGCTTCACCGCCACCCGATAACTTTTGATAGATAGTAAGTAAGTAGTGATCTATTATTATGTACGCTTTTAAGAGCCACGAACAAGCGAATGCCCCAAGCGCAAAGCGCCCATGGCCATAATCACAACAAGGAGAAATACATGTCTAAGTCATTACTTGATCTGCTTAACAAGACCCGCGGCGATATTGCTTCCAAACGAGGCAACAACGTCGACCTAACCCGTCTGAAAGACGGTAATAACTATCTGCGCATCTTCCCCAACAAGGAGGATCAGAACGGTGTGTTCTTCCAGACTTTCGGTATGCACTACGTTAAGCATCAGAATGAGGAGGGCAAAGAAGTTACCACTGCCTATATCTGCGAACAGCACACCCACAATCGTGCGTGCCAGCTGTGTGAGATGGTGATGGAAGGTCGCGCTCGCTACAAAGGCAACAAGGCAATGGAAGAGCGTATCGGTCAAATGCGCGCTACTCCACGCTACCTGGTCAATGGCGTACTTTCAGCTCGTGAAGACTTTGGCGACGCAGAAAAATGTCAGCTGATTGAGCTCCCGTCCACTGTGTTCGACGATATCTGCAAAGTGATGTCTGAGGATATCGCAGATGATATCGGCAACCCGTTAAGCAAAGAAGAAGGCTATGCGTTCCTGATCAAACGCACCGGCTCCGGTCGCGATACCAAGTACGACGTATCCCCAAAACGTAAAGTCTACAAGGGCGATATCCCTGAAAAACTGTGGTCGACCCAGCATGACCTGATCGCTTACGCCAATCAGGCTGATGAAACTCGTCTGCTGTCCACCGTTCGCACCATGGGGCGTCTCATTGGTATTGCTGCACCTGCCGCCGCCACCGCTGCTATTTCCTCACCAGCTGCTGCCAGCGCAGCTACTCTGCCTGGTTTTGGCACCATCACTGGCCATACGGAAGGTGCAGCTGCTGTTGCCACGACCTCTACCCCGGAACCAGCAAAAACATCTCTGGTAGACGAAGAGATCTTACGTGCCGCAGAGGCAGAGTTCGTACCAGAGCCGGAAGAAGTTAAAGCATCAGCTGCTGCCGCCACTACCACTGCAGCCGCGACCAGCACTTCTAATGACGATGAGGGTCTTGACGATCTGCTGGCGGAATTAGAATCGCTTTAATCACAGGCCATGACTGTTAAGGCGTCTACGGACGCCTTACTTTTTGGAAGGAGTTTTCCGGTGAATTATCTCTTAGTGGATGGTAACAGCCTGGGCTATTACCACCAGCAATCTGACAAATTACATAACGGCGAAATGGAAGTTCAGGCGGTGTTTGGCTTCGTCAAAAACGTTCGTCGCTATGCGTCCATTCTTCACGCACGCCCCATGATCCTGTGGGACGGCTTTAGCGACAAGCGTCGCGACTATTACCCGGAATACAAAGCAAATCGCGATGAAGATCCGGAAATGAAGAAGATGAAAGAAGGCTTTGCAGTCCAGAAGCCTTATATCCTGAAAATGATGGCCGCCCTTGGCGTCAACCAGCTGATCGCCAAAGACGCCGAGGCCGATGACCTGGCGGGGATGCTGGTTGGTCGTCTTGCGCCACAACCAACGGTCGATCATATCTACCTGCTCACCGGCGACGGCGACTGGCTGCAGCTGGTTCGAGAAAAAGTCAGCTGGGTGAGCCTTCGTGAAGACGCCAAACACAAGCAGGTGAACTTTGAGCAGTTCCCTGAGCTGATCGGTCTGCCTACTCCTCGTGCTTTCCTCGAAGCCAAAGCTCTGCAAGGGGATACCTCCGACAACATCAAAGGTGTAGGCGGAATTGGTGACGGTGGCGCCAAGGAGCTGCTGCACGAATGGGGAAGCGTCGCCGCTATGGTGCGCGGCATTAACGACGGCTCGATCGTCATCAATAAAGGCCGATACAAAACGGCATTCAACAAACTGGCCAAAAATGCCTTCAACGAGAAGACCGGCTGCCGGATGCTGGAAGCCTTCAAACGCAACATGACGCTGATGAACCTCATCGATACCAAGTTCCCACCCAGCGAAATTGAAAAGATAAAAGGCGCACGTGATTTGAAAGCCTTCGAACTGCTCTGCCATGAGCTGAACTTCCGGTCATTCCTGGAAGATCTGGATGTGTTCGTTTTGCCTTTTGAGAGGTACTGCTGATGTTGAAATCACTCATCAACGGCAATACGACCACGCCTACGATGCTGGCTAAGGAGATTGTCTTCTTCCATGGAGAACATGCCGTTGTTGCACTACCGCGCATTCTCGGCGCGGCCGGCATGAGCGTGACAGAACGAGAGTACGGGCTGATTAGCGAACAGGTCGTCAAGATCCTCTCCCGCATGGCCAAACACCTCAACCACGACGCAATAAAGTTTGATGAAGCCGCCGCTTCCAAACGCATCAACGAGACAAAAGGAGCCTAAGAATGGCAAAAGGAAAATCAGCACTGGCAATGGCATTAAAAAAGAAAATCGGCAGCAATGACGAGATCCAAAAGGTTTCACACTGGATTGATTCCGGCTTCCCTCCGCTGAATAAAGCCATCTCCGGGCGCTATGACGGCGGTTTCCCAAGCGGACGTATCGTTGAGATCTTTGGGCCGCCAAGTGCGGGGAAATGTGTTACCGCAGACACCATGCTGCTGACGGAGCGTGGAATGGTAACAGTGAAAGAACTGTTTGAGATTGAGGGGCACAAAGCAACATGCACTACTCGCGATGTAGAGCATAACGTTGGACTCATCAATGAAAATGGCGTGATAGAGAAGACCTCACACCTGACATGGAACAACCGTCGCAAATTCAAGCGCATTAAGCTGGCATCAGGGGGTTACATCGAGGCTACGTTCCGTCACCCAATTCGTGTGGTTGACGACTTAGGCAATATCGTCTGGCGGTATGCTGAAAAAATCAGTGTAGGCGACACGATTCCTTCAATGGTTGGCACACATCAATTCGGCGATCAGCACTTGGATGCCAATATCGCAAAACTGATGGGCTATTTAATTGCTGACGGATACGTGGCCTCTGAAAATTCTGTGCATTTTTCTAACACAGATCCATTCATCAAGGATGAGTACTACCGCCTCATTTCGCTGGTATCAGACAAGATGCCAGTTACGAGAAAACATAACGGCTCGGAAGACCATGTGCTGTTTAGCAAAGAGGTGCGTTCGCTGCTTTTTAAAGAATATGGTCTGGAGTATGAGAAAGCTGCTGGCAAGCAGGTTCCGTTGAGTGTGCGTCGCGCCAATAGCGAGGCTCAAATTGCATTCCTTCGCGGCTACTTTGAGCTGGAATGCCACGTCAATGATGGTCGCTGCATTGAGGTTGTGAGCGCGAGTGGGCTGCTGCTACAGCAAATTCGCCTCATGCTCCTGAATCTGGGGATTACGTCAACTATCTCTGAAAAACACGTCGCAGGTTATAAAAACATATATTACCGGCTGTCATTCAGTGGCTCTAACTACGACCTTTTCCTGTCAACGATTGGGTTCGAGTCTCCGGCTCGTTTAGCAGTGGCAACCAAACGGGACATTAGTTTTGACCGCACTTATTTAGGCTACGTTCCGCACATCAGCGGCTTAGTGAAATCACTCTACGAGTCACTCACCAAGACCTCTCGTAAAGACTACGTTCTGGTAGATCACGTTATTGGCCGCGGCGATCGTGTCGGAATAGACAAACTGCGAGAAATCTATGTCTCCTTCATTGGCAGAAAGAATCGTTTTAACGAGCATCTGTTTGCACAACTGGCAGCGGTAATTGACTCTAACTTGTTCTACGACGAAGTCGTGGCTATTGAGGAAGGTGAAGCACCAACGTTCGACGTAGCGATGCCGGAAACACACTCTTTCTGGTCTAACGGGATTATCAGCCACAACACATTCCTGGCGACGGCCGCCATGGTCTCCGCTCAGAAACAGGAGGGTCTGGCTGTATTCCTCGACCACGAAAACAGCTTTGACGTTGGTCTGGCGGTGGCAAACGGGCTGAATGCGGATGAGGATGACGGCCAGTGGGTCTATAAGCAGCCGGACACGTTCGAAGAATCGGTTGAGCTGATCGGCACCATCCTGAAACTGGTGCGAGACGAAGAGCTGATCCCCGCAGACGCCCCTATTTGCATCGTAGCCGACTCCCTTGCGTCAATGGTGCCAAACTCCAAAGCCGAGAAGTTCGACAAAATGGCGGAAGGTACAGCGAAGGATAAAGATCAGCTAAACATGAACGACAATACGGCCCTGGCTCGTGCTACGAGCGCCAACTTTCCAACGCTGGCGCTCTGGGCGCGCAAGTACAATGCCTGCATTATTTTCCTTAACCAGGTTCGTACAAAAATCGGCGTGATGTTTGGCGATCCGACCACCTCCCCTGGTGGTGATTCTCCGAAGTTCTACGCCTCAGTACGTATTCGTCTTGGCGCTTCTGTCATGAAGGATGGCAAAGATAAGATCGGTCAGGACGTGGGCGCCGAGTGCATCAAAAACAAAGTGGCACCGCCATTCGGCAAATGCTCATGGAAATTCTACTTCGACCCGACCCGCGGTCTGGACGTTATCGAGTCACTGGTTGAGCACATGCTCGAAGAAGGATACCTGCCAAAAAATGCCAGCGGCCGCGTAGAGATTGGCGACAAGAAGTACACCAAATCGCAGATCGTCGATATGTATCGTGATAAGCCCCTTCCGGAGATCATTGCGGCGCTACAGACCATCGACGAACGTCGAGCTAAAGAGTCTGCTTCAGCCGAAACAGAAGAAGCGTAATCACAGGGCGTCCATTGGACGCCTTTATATTTTGTTTATTATCACCAATAAGAAAACAACTTGGTTACTAATATGAAATTAATCCCAATTCCAACGTCAAATGTGACAGTGCCACGTAGTTACCGGGTAGCCATCCTAGACGCCTGGTGGTTGGTGAAGGAGGAATCAAAGTGAAGAGACTCTGGGATGCGGCCAATGCCGCGCTCGATGTTATCGACGCAGAAATCGCACAAGGCTTACCTGAGCCTGAATGGGCCGCTCAGCTGCGCGAGGTCATTGCTCTAATAGATGAGCCATCACCTGAACAGGACGATTGTTCCCCTTCTCTCGATCAGAATAATAAGTAAGTACATACACCAAAAAGGAGAAACACATGAGAATATTCGTTTGGATATCGGCCAGTACTGACAGTGATGTTTAGCCACTGCTTATGGTGAATGGCTCTGGACTGGCCAACTTTAGGGAGTTCCAGGCCTTAGCGCTCTTCCGGAGCCATTTACAGCTCAAAATATATAAGTTAGTATTTACCTATTATGAAGATATACATAGATATCCTGTTACTCATCTTTTCAATACTGTTTATGTTGGACTGCCTGATGATCGGGGCACTCAAGAAAGCTCCGTCACCTGTCAACGGAACCACTGTGAACATGCTCGCACTGGTGCTGGTCGTCACCTCTACAGCACAGGTCTACACAGGGATAGTGGTATGAGAAAAATAACATTACTGCTGGCCGCCCTCTCCTTCTCTCTACTGGCGGATACCCGAATTTACCAATGCGATATGACCGTATCGCAGGTGAAAAATGATCAAATCAGCAGACCTACTAAAGCTGACTTCGGCGCGCTGGTCGTTGATAGCGGAGAGCAGTTCTATGTCGTCCGCGGCGATGAGGTTCTCTCATCTCCATATCTGGCTAAACGCAACGGTAAACTGGTTGGCGTTGGCGAGGACAAGCTTATCTACAACAAATCCCACGACGTCTACGGCGTTCATAGCAAAGACCAAAGTTTCTTTTTCGACGGATGTAAGGAGGTTGGTTAATGGCTCTCACAATGACTGGTCTGGAGATTGAGAAAACAAGCGGCTACTGGAGAGCGAAAGGCTTCCGAAAACCGGACATGCTGGAGCGTCTGGAACGCGAAGACGGTTACATCATCCACCAGCGTCGGGAATGGCGCATGTTTGATCCTGAAACCGGGAAACTCACATCGAAAGCACAAACGCTTTGGGGTTTGCTCAAGCAGATTCACTAACCGATGTTTCTGCAGCGCGTTTTAAGTGTGACGGAATAACATTTGTTAGTAACCACCAACCTAGCATTCATGCGGGTTAGCAGGTTAGTGACCACTGGGGAAGCCATATTGTTATCTACACGGGCCTGACGCAAAGCAACGAATGCGTCGCCCGTTTTCAGGATATCTAATTCAGTGCTGTATTACCGCTCACAGCATACGTTGCCAGTGAATTACCGCTGGCAGCATACCTTGTGCCGTTCACAGCATACGTTTTACCGCTGACAGCATATCTTTCACCGCTGACAGCATACATTCATAGGGCAGCAGTTGCCCTTAGACGTTAGCCATGTCGATTTATAAAGACCGCAGATAGTGGAAATGTACCGCTGACAGCATACGTTTTACCGCTGACAGCATACATTGAGACAAAAGAACCGCTGACAGCATATGTTGAACCGCTGACAGCGTATCAAAGCAATTTGAGGCTATTGGTAAGTATCTCGATCAGCTTGATATTCTCTGGCGTCAGGTTCTGCGACAGCTCAGAAATTTTGTTTTTGAGGTTCTGTTTCGCATCAATTTCACCCTTCGCTTCTTCTGCCTGCTTAGGCGACTCTGGCTTCTCAGGTTTGCTCGATGTTACTTTCAGTTTTGGGTTACGACTGTGGATCTGGATGTAGACAGAACGGCCACGCTTAACCTCGCTATATTCGAGATAGCCCAGCTCTTGCAGTGACTTCAATCCGTTCCTGATAGTCTGGTTTTGCGAACTGACGTTGCGCGTGCTCAGATTGAGCCTGGCGCGCAGCCGGGCAAGAGATACCGGTGCCGGCTTAGGAGGAAGACTTTCGATGAAAGTATACAGCGCCTGGGCCGTCTCTTTGCGCGGGAGCTTGTTGATGACCTTCAACTGCAGCAGAACTTTGTGGTCAAAGCGATAGAGCTCAGACAGCTTAGGTTCAGCATAAAAGACAATAGAGTCTTTCTTCTCGTTGTAATCAACGCTGTTTATGAGGTGAACCATCAACAGGGATATCTTGTTGGTGTCGTCGACGTTCTTCTCTTCATGAGTGCGCTGGAACGACAACGTCGTGCGCATGATCTTGAGCAGGCTGTTTGTCAGGCGGTCTCGCAGGGTTTTGCGGATCTGCGAAGACGGGTAGCCGCAGAACTTGGCGAACTTCGTGATGCTCAGCTCAACGCGCCCGGTTGGCTCGCCGTATTCAGCCAGAGAGCGAACAACACCAACCCAGGTTTTGAAGTCATGATCCATATCCAGTCGAGGACCGGTGATTTTAATGTTTGAATAACCCTCTGACCGCGCGACTTCCAGCTGGACAAGCTCTCTGGATGCGTCGATCATGTTGGACTTGTTGCGAGAGCTATTCTTCGTTCCTTTGAGTGTCGGCACGAAGAGGCCAAGACGCATTAAAGCGATTGGCTGCACCGTGTTGTTGCTGTTAGGAACTAAATCACCTGTGTACAAAGTGAGAGCTTCTTCCTCAGGAATTTCGTTGTCTTCAGGTATTTCTTTGATATCGCTCTCTATTTTCTTTCTTGTGGACATGTGGATACCTTTTGGTTCTAACCGCTGACAGCATACGTCAATTACCGCTGATAGCATACACAAAACCGTTGGCAGCATATACCGTACCGCTGACAGCATATCGTTTACCGCTGACAGCATACACGGATCAGCCCTTAGCCCAGGCGTGGCGCGGCCTGCGGCGATCGGGGATCTCTTTGGATCTGTTTGGGGATCTGTTATAGGGATCTTATTATTGGGATCTATCCAGTGGATAAGTGGATAAGTAAAACAGGCATTTGCGATTACAGATGTGCCTAGTAAGCTATCGTGGTTCCGGTCAACAATCACTAAAACGAGAACATGGACTTAAAACGCACACGTTGGATACGCCGTTTGGAAGACGGAACCTACACCATAGAATCAAACTCCACACTGAGCAACGAGAAGGTTCTCTGCAGCCTGTGTGGCATAGCCTCGAAGTGCAACATCAACGAGACCCGACTCAAGTTGCGTGACGCCGGCGTTAACTTCCACCTGAACAGCTGTGCCAGATACGTACCGCTGCTGGCATTTCGAAAACCGATCATCGGTCTGGATACCCCCTACTTCAACACTATGCGTTCAGGCGTTACCTGGCGTGACAGATTGACTGAGGGGAAAATTGTCTGCCTGGTTGAAGCTGATACTGCGAAGATCCTTCGATTCGGTGTCGTGGATAAAGTTTACTCTGGGCCAGTTGATGAAATGCTGAGAAAGCACAGTCGATTCAATCACCTCTGTATGGGCGGAGAGAAGATCGAAAAAGTGGGTGAAGTGATCCGCCGATCCTATGGCCACTTCCTGAAAGAAGACAGCCTGCTCACAGCGATTTACATAAGACACATCAAACGGGACTTTGATATCGAGTATCACAGCGAAGAAGAACTCGATTTAGTCGACCCTCGGCCAAAAGCAGAAGTTTTTAGCATCGCAAATGCGCGTCAGAAGCTCTCTGACGAACCCTAAGCGAACAAAGGGGTCTTTACGCGAATACAAAATAGCGTAGCTTAGAATGCATCTGAGAAGCCAAGGGAGTGATATATGGACGATTTTTACTCAAGAGAGATTACTCTGGCTGATATGCCCTTTCTGATGCATGAATTCGAGGAAGGAGCACGTCTTGGTCACTTTACAAATGAGATCATCACGCAAGCCGGTGGGAAGAAGTTTGAAAAACAAATGCGTGAAGCCATTAAGATTCGCGACGCTAATGGTGAGTCAGGCCATTTCATCTTCATCCTGCTTCGTCGTTCAGACGATAAAAAAATTGGCCTGATCTGGTTTACTCCTGAGATTGATCCGGCTGGATATCAACGTCTTGAACTCCGTACCTTCTGTATCACCAAATCTATGCAGGGTAAAGGATATGGTTCGATGTTCCTGTCGGATATGATTGACTCAAACGCACCACTACCAATGATGGCAAAGTGTTACGTCAAATCGACAAAAATGGCTGAAATGCTTAAACGCCGAGGTTTTCACCTTGTTGATACCAGCCCCACAGGTACTCAACTGCTTTTCCGCAACCCACGCTGAGACCACACCTAGAGCCTAGATCTTACTTAAGGGTCTAGCTCTACCTTATAAAAATAGGTATGTACTTACTTATCTATTTTGCCATAATATCCCGCCTGTAGATTTTCTAATGTGCCGTGTTTACTTGGTTGCTGGCCTGTTTTACATGCTTAGAATCTATATCAAAATAACCACAAAGGAAAATACACATGACGTTGCCATATGGGGTGATCTCCGATCCCCATTATCACAAATGGGATTCATTCTCGACGACCGATGCAGATGGTCTCAACTCTAGGCTGGCCATTCAGCTGGAGGCCACAAAAGAAGCGGCCATAGCTATGAAAAAAGCGGGCTGCAGCCACATGCTGGTGGCCGGCGACACATTCCACGTCCGCGGAACCGTATCCCCTACCGTACTCAACTACGTCTCCGATGCCTACGAGTGGATCGTCAAAGATCTGGGGCTCAGCGTTGCTATGCTGGCCGGCAACCATGACCTGGAAACAAACGACTCTGTCTACAGCGCTAACGCCGCAGCGGCGCTGAAGTCGATTGGTGTACAGATCGTCTGCGGTCGTAAGCCACACAGCATCAAATTGGGTGACGTCACCGTCCATATGGTGAGCTGGCGAAACAACCACGCCGAGTTAATTAGCGACCTGAAAGCACTTCGTGCGCGGCTTGACGGGGATCTGCACGACGTCGTGATTCATACCGCCATCAACAAAGCTATCCCAACAATGCCTGATGTTGGCATCGATGCGCAGGAGCTGAAAGACATAGGCTTTCGCCTGGTGCTGTCCGGCCATTACCACAACCACAAGGAGGTAATCCCCGGAGTTATCAGTGTCGGCGCGCTGACGCACCAAAACTGGGGGGACGTAGGTTCGCTGGCGGGCTACATGATTGTGAACCCTGACGGCTCGTTCAGTCATTTCGAAACCTCGGCGCCGAAATTCGTAAACCTGGAAGACGATGTGGATGACAAGCAGATACGCGGCAATTACGTGCGCTTCCGGGCCGTCGTCGAAAACGATGAGGAAGGCATCAAGCTGCAGAACGTCCTGAAATCCATGGGAGCGAAAGGTGTTGTATGCAACTTCATTCGCAAGGGCTCAATGATGGAGGGTACCGCCAGTACCTCAGAGACCAGCAAAATCGACAGCCTTGGCGAGTCTGTTTCTGCTTACTGCAAAATCGTTCATGACACAGACGGTGGATTTGACCTAACCAAACTGAATGCCTTGTGTCAGGAGATCCTCACCGAAGCGGAAAGTGCGGAGGCGGTGTAGTGACTTCCTCCCACAATAATTTCTGGGATTTCATCCAGATGATTAAACGGCTTGAAAGCGGGAAGCCCGTTTTATTCCAGAAGCCCTATCCGCCAGAAGGAAACCCACAGGCGTTTTACCTTGGTCAACTAACGAAACGTGGCCTCCTGTCACGCAACTCCTTCCCGGCACATACGGAATACCGCCTTCGCAAAGGGCAGAAATTGACTAAAGCAATTCGAGGCAAAGCATGAAATTTTTAACGCTCGAAGTGGAAAACTTCATGGCGCTGGCAAACGCCAAGGTCGAGCTTGATCAGCGTGGGCTGGTGCTCATCCAGGGTGTTAATGCCGGGGACTCATCGGCCGCCAGCAATGGCGCTGGTAAATCAACCCTCATGAATAGTTTGATGTGGTGTATTTATGGCGAGACATCCCATGGTGTTAAAGGAGACGACGTTCTCTCTACGGGCCATGAGAAGAACTGTCGCGTAAAAGTCACCATTGAAGACGAAGGTAAACGCTACGCCATTATCCGCCACCGCAAGCATAAGGAATTTAAAAACCGGCTTATCGTCCGTGGCGAAGACGGCGACATGACAAAGGGTAAAGATTCGCTCACCCAGGAGTTTGTAGAGCGACTGATTGGTGCGTCAAAAGAAGTATTTATGGCATCGATCTATGCCAGTCAGGAGGCGATGCCTGATTTGCCTGGCATGTCGGATAAAAACCTCAAAACCATCGTAGAAGAGGCTGCCGGCGTCGATCGTCTCACCAAAGCCTACGCGATTGCTCGCGAACGAGCCAACGCAGCTGCCGCACGCATGGAGACCACAAAAACCAAGATGGACGCCTGCTTGTCTCTGGTCGAATCGGCCCAGAATGAGCTGGAGTCTGCTCAAACCTCTTCTGAAGCCTGGGAGCGAGACCGCAACGAACGGCTTGATGTCGCCCGTGCCGATCTGGTTGGAGCGGAAGTCACGCTCACTGAGGTCGAAATGGAGTTGCGCAGTCTGCCAGAGCAGATCCGTGATACTGAAAATGCCATCGGTAAAGAGCGGGAAAAACTTGCGTCCAAAGAAGAACATGACGCCAAGCTGGTTAAGGTTCGTGGAGCGATCACTGATATACGCGCCAGCATCCGCATTACCGAAAACATCCAGAAGGAAGCGATGCAACGTGCTCGCGCATTCAAGGTGAAAGCGGAAGAAGTAAATACCAAAGTCGGGGAGCCGTGCCCTACCTGTGGCAAGGCTTATTGCGTTGAAGATCTGTCTACCGTGAAGGAGAGTTTTGTTGAACAGGCGCGCAGTGAGATCAGCCAAGCGCAGGCATCTGCAACGTCAGTGGCTAAATACCAAGAGCATCTTGAGAAGGCGCTCAAAATTGAATCATCACTTGTCGCCAGTACACCAGATGTGTCTGCCATTATTTCCCGAATCGAACAACTGACTAAAGAGCTGGGAACGCTTCGTCATCGGGAAAAAGAAGTCGTGGCTGTAGAAGCTTTGGTTGCCCGGGCGCGGAGCGAAGTAGATCGCATTACCAAAGAAATTAACCCATTTCTGGCTGTCATCAAACGCCATGAAGAAAGCCTGGCTGCCAATAAATCTAACTATGGTGTACTTAAAACTGAGTTAAAGAATATACAGGAGCAGGCTCTGCTGCTTGATAAAGCGCGCCTGGTCTACTCTCCTGCCGGCGTTCGCTCGCATATCCTGACCTCCGTGACGCCTTTCCTGAATGCCCAGACAGCGGAATATCTCAATACACTGTCAGACGGAAACATTGTGGCGGAATGGTCAACGATGGAATCAACCAAGAAGGGCGAGTGGCGCGATAAGTTCAATATCAGTGTGCGCAAGATCGGCGCCAGCAAAACCTTCCAGACATTGTCAGGTGGCGAAAAACGCAAAGTGCGCATTGCGTGCTCCCTGGCTCTGCAGGATCTGGTGGCCAGCCGCGCGAGCAAGAACATCGAGCTGTTTATCGGTGATGAAATTGACGATGCGCTGGATACTGCCGGGCTGGAGCGTCTGATGGGTATTCTGGAAGCAAAAGCGCGCGAGCGCGGCACGGTGATGATCATCTCTCACAAAGAAATGAAGTCATGGTTCCGGGAAACCATCACAGTGGAAGTGAAAGAGGGCCGCAGCTATGTCGTTTAATCTTAGCCGCACGCAGTTTTTGCAAATGTTTGCTGTGATGCAGTCATTCAGGCTGATTAATAGCTATACCGCTGCTGGGGCGGCTCCTGGTGTCGGTTGGCAAAATCTCAATATTGAGACGGAGCAGTTTATGGCTCTGAAAGATCTACTTTTCAAGACCCCGTTAATGCCAAGTCTGAAATCGATGCCGTCAGGAAGTACAGCGCCCATTCTGATCAACCCATTTTCGGAAGGCGGCTATCTTCCACACACTGGGCCTGGGTTCGTGGTGATCCCGGAATCACCTGAGATGGTTATCAAAGATGATGCGCAGTACGGGGCTATAGAGGCGCATACCAGCAGCGCGTTTACTAACCTGACTCGACTGGCAAATGCACGTGCTGGGCAGGTTGCAATGCCAGGCAAGGCATTTGCTGGCATCAATTTCAATTGCGATTCACATGGAACATTTCCAGAAAGAGGTAAATTAAGCTTCGAGACTGAAGATGGCGATAAGGCAAAGGTTGAGCTCTCTGTCCCCTACGTACTTCGTTCTAACAGGATGGTTGCGCGTAAGCTGACAGATATCATGTCCTACTTCATCGGGCAGAGCATGATCGACGCAGACATAGAAAATGGTGTGCTGACCAGTGACAACATACACGTGGTGAGCCGCATTCCAGAGCCCGTTAGCAAGTCTCCAGTTAAAACCCTGGAAGAGAAATTAATGGAATGCCCGGTATGGGCAACATGGTAAGGAAACTCTATGAGTAAAGTGATCAAAGTAGTTGGCGTCGACCCTTCAATGAGCAACTTCGGGCTGGCCATTGGTACGCTGGATCTGGATACAGACAAACTTGAAATCCATGGTCTTGAACTGGTTGAAACCAAAGCCGGCGGAACGAAGAAAACCGTCAGAGTAAACAGCGATGATCTGCGCCGGGCCAAAGAGATCTGGCGCACCGCCAGGCCCATCATTGAACAGGCCCACATAGTGTTTTGTGAACTGCCGGTAGGTAGTCAAAGCTCTCGCGCGCAGACTTCTTACGGTGTGTGTATCGGAGTTCTTGCTTGCGTTGATAAGCCACTTATCCAGGTTACGCCAAATGAAATTAAGCACTACGTCGGGAATAAACTGACCACATCTAAAGAAGAGATCATCCAGTGGGCGATTACAAAACAGCCTGATGCCCCTTGGTTGCGTCGGAAACAAGCGGGGAAAGATGTACTCGTTGCCAAGAATGAGCACCTGGCTGATGCCATAGCTTCGATATATTCTGGAATGCAGACAGATCAGTTCCGACAAGTCCGCGACGTTCTTAAAGGGATTTTATAATCCTCAATTGATAGGTAAGTACTTATTTAATACTATAGGCCACTACATTTAGTGGCCTTTTTTGATGGGTGATACATGATAAGGATTGTCAAACGTAATGGCTCCACAGAGCCGCTATCCGAAGAGAAGTACAACCGCGTCGTGATGTGGGGGGTAGAAGGTATACGTAACGTAAGCGCCTCTGCCGTAGCCATGGGCGCCGCCGCGAGCATTTTTGACGGCATGACAACTTCGCAGCTTCATGAGGCATTGGTTAAGTCGGCTGCAGATCTGATTTCGCCTGAAACTCCGAACTACTCCCAGGTCGCAGCACGTCTGAACATGTTCAAAATTCGCAAAGACGCCTTCGGCGAATTCGCTTACCCAAGTTTCTATCATCATATCGTCAGCAACGTCAGCCGCGGCGTTTACGATGAGGATTTGCTTAAGTTTTACTCCCGCGAAGAGATCGCAGAACTTGGCGTGTATATCAAACCCATGCGTGACGAACTCTTTGGTTATGCCGCAACTGTTCAGCTGGCGAGTAAGTACCTCGTCCAGAACCGAGTCACCGGAGAAATTTACGAAGCCCCGCAGCAGCTGTATATGCTGGTGGGTATGTGTCTTTTCCAGAATTGGGAAGATGGTTGTGCCGGCAAAACACGTCTGGAAATGGTGAAGGGGTTCTATGACGTCACCAGTACATTCAAATTGTCTCTGCCCACCCCAATCATGGCCGGCGTCCGTACCCCGACGCGCCAGTTCTCCAGCTGCGTTCTGATTGAGTCCGAAGACAGTTTGAAAGGGATCAGCGCTGCGTCCTCTGCCATTATCGATTACGTGTCGCGTCGTGCTGGCATTGGGATTGGTTTTGGCCGACTGCGTGCATTGGGGAGTGAGATCCGCAATGGAGAAGCCACCCACACTGGCGTAATCCCCTTTCTGAAACACTTCCAGACCGCTGTGAAATCATGCTCGCAGGGTGGCGTTCGAGGGGGCGCAGCGACGGCTTTCTACCCTATTTGGCATCTGGAAGTTGAAAGTCTGCTGGTATTGAAGAATAACCGCGGCATCGAGGAGAACCGTGTTCGTCATCTGGACTATGGCGTAATGATCAACCGCCTTATGTATCGCCGCCTGGTACGCAACGAGAATATTACGCTGTTCAGCCCGCATGATGTGCCGGGGCTCTATGATGCTTTCTTTGTCGATCAGGACAAATTCGAAGCGCTGTACCTGCAATATGAAGCTGATGAGAGCATCCGCAAGAAATCCGTTCCCGCTGTTGATCTGTTCTCAACCCTGATGCAGGAACGAGCCTCTACCGGCCGCGTGTATATTGCGAACGTTGACCACATGAACGAACACGGCGCCTTCGATCCGAAAGTCGCTCCAGTTCACCAGTCAAACTTATGCATGGAGATTACGCTGCCAACTAAACCGCTGGCGTTTACCGATGACCCCGATGGTGAGATCGCCCTTTGCACACTGTCTGCGTTTAATCTGGGGGCATTACGCTCACTGGACACGCTGAAAGAGGTTGCATTCTATGCGGTGGCTGCGCTCGATTCCCTACTCGACTATCAGGATTACCCGATGGCCGCAGCGGAAATTCCGGCAAAAGCACGTCGTAGTTTGGGCGTCGGCGTTACCAATCTTGCGTACTATCTGGCGAAGAACGGATTTAACTACTCTGATCCGGCCGGCAACCAGCTGGTGCATGAAACGTTTGAAGCGATCCAGTATTACCTGCTTGATGCAAGTTGCCGGCTGGCGGAAGCCAAAGGCGCCTGTGATTGGTTTTCCCAAACTAAATATGCCCAGGGACAGCTGCCGATTGACCATTACCGCAAGTCGCTTGACGCTAACCCTGATACGTCCTTTGAGCTGAAAATGCCGTGGGAAGAGCTGCGTGGCCGCATACGCGAATATGGTCTGCGTAACTCTACCCTGACAGCTCAGATGCCGTGCGAAACGTCCAGCCAAATCACCAACTCCACAAATGGTATCGAACCGCCGCGTGGCCCTGTTTCCGTGAAATCATCCAAAGACGGCATTGTGAAAATGGTGGTTCCGGACTTTGCGGAGCTGAAAGATCAGTACGAGTACCTTTGGGATATGCCGGATAACCGCGGCTATCTGACCAAAGTTGCGATCATTCAGAAGTTCTTTGACCAGGCTATTTCAGCCAACACCAACTATGACCCTACTCGCTTCCCGGGCGACAAGGTTCCAATGATGAAGTTGCTTGAAGATCTGCTCTTCGCTTATCAGCAAGGCGTGAAGACGCTTTATTACCACAACACACGAGATGGTGCCGGTAAGCGTGAAGACGATGATCTGGCCTCTGTTGCGTTGGTTGAGCCAGAAGATGAGTGCGATGGCGCATGCAAAATCTAATAAGCGTGGGGAGATATCCCCACCTTTCACTTCATTGAATGCCTCATTTTAACCAATAAGATAATAATTTGTTTAGAAGTGCATCTAATCAAATTGTTTAATAATACCGATAACATTCAAAGGGAAACACATGAGTTACTCCACTTTCCGTTTGGGCGCTAACGACGCAACCAAAGAGCCTATGTTCCTCGGGCAGTCTGTCAACGTTGCGCGCTACGATCAGCAGAAGTACCGCGATTTCGAAAAGCTGATCGAAAAACAACTCTCCTTCTTCTGGCGCCCGGAAGAAGTCGACATAACCACCGATCGCATCGATTTCAATACGAAGCTGCAAGAGCATGAGCGACACATTTTCCTGAGCAACCTCCGTTACCAGACTCTGCTGGATTCCGTTCAGGGACGCAGCCCAAACGCAACGCTGCTGCCGCTTATTTCAATTCCAGAGCTCGAAACGTGGGTGGAAACATGGTCGTTCTCTGAAACCATTCACAGCCGCAGCTACACCCACATTATTCGCGGTATGGTGGATGATCCGAGCATTGTCTTCGATGGCATTGTGACCGACGAGGAAATTATCAGCCGGGCTATCAGTATCTCTACAGAGTACGACAAGCTCTATGAGATGACCTGCGCGCGCCAGCACCTGGGAGAAGATGAATTCGAACGGCTCTACGTCTCCGAATTTGACGGAAAGCCCTACCCTCTCCAGCGCCAGCTGTTCCGTACTTTGGTATCCATCAACGCGCTGGAGGCCATTCGTTTTTACGTTAGCTTCGCCTGTACGTTTGCTTTTGGAGAAAGGAAATTACTTGAGGGCAACACCAAAATCATGCGTTTCATTGCGCGCGATGAGGCGCTTCATTGCGAAGGCACAGAACGAATGCTCCGGTTTATGCGTACAGGCCGCGAAGGCTTGCTATGGGCCCAGATCGCTGCGGATGAGGAACCATTCATCTATCAGACCATGATGGACGTTGCCGAACAGGAAATGCGCTGGGCAGATTACCTGTTTAAAGACGGCTCAATGATTGGCTTAAACGCCGATATCCTGAAAAGCTATGTTAAATACCGAACCAATCTTGCGATGCGCCGTCTTGGCCTGAAACCACTGTACCCGGAGATAAAAGATGACCCGCTGGTGTGGATGAACAAATGGCTGTTGTCCGACACCTTGCAGATTGCACCGCAGGAAGCTGAGCAAAGCACTTATCTCGTTGGCCAGATTGACTCCGCTGTTGATCGCGCAGGCCTAAGCCAGTTTGCCGATTTGTAAGCCTGGATAAAGATTTTGTGGCCTGGTCGCTCTGGGCCACAATGAACGCGAAAAAAAGCACTAAGGAAAGATAAAGCATGAAATTAACGAAACTGACCGACCATCTCAAGCTGGCCACCGATAAGCTGGTGGGCTTTAAACCAGAGCCATATGAGCTGAATCCCGGTTTTGGAGAAGCGACAGAGAGTATTTACAAGATGGTTGACCAGTTCCACGAGCTGTTTCAGCACCCGCGTCGTGTAATGCCCACTCCGGAGCTGCTGCGCCTGCGCGCTAAGCTGATCCATGAAGAGGCGGTAGAAGAAGGGCTGCCTGCAGCGAAAAAAGGGGATATGCAGGGATTGCTGGATGCAATGGCTGACTTCCTGTATGTGGGTGTCGGGACGATGGTAGCCATCAAAGGTGGGCTATCAACTGGCATGAGCTATTACACTCAGGAGCAAAGCGTCGATCGCTTTATTCATACCATTATGGTGCCCGGAAATACCGTCTTCGACGATATGGCCATCCCCTTCAATGAAGCAGAAGAAGCTGCGCTTATGTTGGCCGCGCTGGCCGATAAACTTGAACATAACAAGGTAGGTGATGCTGAGCTGATTCAGGATCTGCGCCGCGTGATGAACAAAATCTATGTGGCGTGCATGATGGTGTATCGCCTGGCTGAATTCCTTGGCGTCGACGTCGTGGAGCTGGTGGCGGAGATCCACCGTTCTAATATGACAAAGCTGTGGCCGGCGGATGCTGAAGCGCGTCGTCTTGCCGTTGAGAACTGTAAATATGATAAGAATGATCTCGGATTCCGCCATGCTGACGGCACTGACATGATGATCGGCTATCGCCTGTCTGATGGAAAAATCCTTAAATCGCCGACATATAGCGATGTCGATCTGTCTCGTTTCCTTGAGCAAGCACAGGCATCTTCGCTGTATGAAGTGGTTAAAAACACCTTGTAAGTACTAACTTATCAATATATATTGAAATGGACGTGTGATCTATTGTCTATTTCTATCCTTATCAATCTTTATTTTCGATAAAGTTGAGCGTTGGTGGCCCCGTGGCCACCATTTTTTTACTTAATTTCTAGCCTGGATGTCTTCTCTGTGTTTAAAATGATAGGTATGTACTTACTTATTATTTGAGGTCATCTTGTCTTTTTTACTTAATCGAGAATTCAGTAACGGTCAGCTGGCTTCGAGCTCTTATGGCCGTGTCATTCAGACCGTTGTTGATACCGGCGTTCCTTCCGAAGATCGCACCGGCACCGGTACGCTTGGCGTTTCTTATGTGCCTTCCTACTACATGCTTACCGGCGGGGCTGTTCCGCTCATTTCTTCAAAACAGGTAAACCTGAAACCGCTACTGGTTGAGCTTGAATGGTATTTACAAGGTTCAGGCAACATTGGGTTCCTTAAAGAGCATGGTGTGAAGATCTGGGATGCTTGGGCCGATGATAATGGCGATTTAGGGCCTGTATATGGCAAGCAGTGGCGCCGATGGGAGGACACCAGGATTGTCCCTTACAGCGAGTATCGCCTTAAGGAGGACATCTTCCTAGAACGTGGTTATCGCGTTGAAGGTTACATTGGGCTGAATGAAGACCGCGTCGTTATCACCCGTGAAATCGATCAGTTACAACGTATGGTTGATCAGTTGCGCAACGACCCGACCGATCGCCGCATACTGCTTAATGCCTGGAATGTTGGTGAGCTGGAGGACATGAAGCTTCCACCTTGCCACTTTGTGTTGTCCGTATGGAGTCGTGAGCTCGATTTCCAGACCCGTTTGTCTATGGCCACCGACATTGGCATCCAGCATAACCGGCATGGCTATGAATCGATCTATACACAGATGCTTTGCCTGATAGAGCAGCGAGGCAGTATCTCTGAGCCAATGCTGGATGAGCTTGGTATCCCTAAACGTATCCTGAACTCCTGCCTGGTGCAGCGGAGTGTCGATACTTTCCTTGGTATGCCATTCAATATTGCCGGTTACGGCATCCTCACGCAGTTCATTGCGAAGATTACGGGTCACATGGCTGGCACCTTCGTCCATTTCGGCTTTGATGTTCACATTTACAACAACCACTTGGAGCAGGTTGAAGAGCTACTGGCTCGCGAACATCCGGAGTCGTCCGACCCCATCGTCGTCTTCCCGCACGAATGGGAAGAGCTGGATGACTTCAAATGGGACGGCGTGCAGATCTTCGGCTACGAACCACTTCCATGGATTAAGGCTCCAGTGGCGGTGTGATATGGCCAGAGGCATGTATGTGTTATGTGAAATTGAAGATGTGCTGGCGAGAGCCGGCCATCGTAAAGCCGCTGCTGATGAAAACGCAGACACTCTCGTTGCAGGTGATGAGCTCATATTCCCCACCAGCCGCATGTTGCGTGGCTTTGCTCGCTCCGGTGCTGAAGTGGTGCTTATCAGCCACCGTCCGGAAGCGCTCGAAAGCGCAACCAAAAAATGGCTGAGAGATTTCGGCATTGATTATGACTGGCTGCACCTGGCACCACGTGGAGTCAATTACGAAACCCATATAAAGCGCACGCTTGCCGCGCATAAAGATGATCTGATGATCGCGGCACTGGTGAGTTCGTCACGCCTACGAGCCGCTCTGTCTGGTTTCCACCAGCGCCCGGTATTGTATGAGGTGTCTCAATGAAGATGATTGCAGCTGTCGGTCGCAATTATGAAATCGGCATTGGCAACGAACTTCCCTGGCGTTGCCCGACCGATCTGAAACTGTTCAAACAACTCACCAAAAACGCCACTGTCGTGATGGGACGTAAGACGATGGAAAGTCTTAAACGCCCGCTGCCAGAGCGCCATAACCTCGTTTTGACGCGCTCTCGTGGCTATATCCCCAATGGGTTCTACCCCGCTGGCATCGATGACGTTTTGAGACTACCAGATCCGGTCTGGGTGATTGGTGGCGGGCAGATTTACTCGCTCTTTATGCCACACGTAGAAGAGATATGGCTGTCGCATATTGGCGTGGATGTGCCGGGCGCGGATGCGTTCTTTAGGGTTCGTACCAGTCGAAACGGCTTATACCCAACGTGCAAATGAGGATGAGCTTGGCTTTTTGCAGATCGTATACAGAAGGTCGTAATGGATTACCGGATTGGAATCACTGGCGCACAGGGCAGTGGAAAAACAACCCTGGCAAGGTACATCGATGCGCATTATGGCATTCCGTATGTGGATGCCGGCGTTGGCAAGCTGATGAGCAGTCTGGGGGTGAAGGTTGGCGAGCGTTTGCCCCTTTACGAACGTCTTCAGGTTCAGATGGAGATTGCCAGACATATCGAGATGATCACCCGCGGCGTTGAAGGTTTTGTTATCGACCGCACGCCAGCCGATGTCATGGCTTATACGCTTGACCTGGTCGGCCAGACCAATGAAGACCGCTGCATCGAGCTGGCTCTCGACATTGAGCAGTTTTGCCACAAAGCGGCCATTTCCAACTTCAATGCTATCGCGGGTCTTCGCCCGGGCGTTGAGCTTTCCAGCAAAGATCTCGCGCGTCCCCAGCGAGGATCGCTTGACCGTCTCTATGTTGCTCGCATCGATGCGCTTATGTGCGGTGAGCTGACGAAAATCAACACCCTTCCCCAAACCGGCGATCTGCAGGTGTTCGTTATCTCTGAAAAGTGTCGCACGGTTGAAGCGCGAGCCAGATCGGTATTGCGAGTGCTGGACAGAGCTGCTGAAAACATCGAGCGCCGTATAACAGGACGAGTGACCTTCCACTGAATGTTGCTCCCCTGTTGGGCAGTGTGACAATAAGACACGCGAAATGAATCGAGGAAAAACAGAATGATAGACGAACTTCCCCTCTCGGATGAATTAGATCGTAAAGCGATTGAAGCACTGATCCGCATTGCTGACGAACAATCCCGCTCTTTGATGAGTGAACGTGAAGCACGTCTGGCTATCCGCGCAGTGTTTGAGTCCGTTCAAGGGCTTGTTGGGGAAGAGGTAGGCGAAGCCATCAATGTGGCGATGTCGCAGTTCAATGGCGGCACCAAGCGCCCTCTGTTTCCTATGCACCTCAAACTCTCAGGCGGCACGGTTCTGTTCGTATCCGTTTGCCTGGAGACCAACCAAATCCAGATCCTCAACACATCAACGGGCGAATGGCGCGCGCCGGTCGTCTGCGAAAGTGGCGAGGACGCACTGAAAAAGGCTGCTCAGTTTGTGCGTGGCGCACTGCTGAAAGGCGCGAAGAAGCTGTAAGGAGTACCAATGACCACGATTGTCGGTGGCGTAGATATTGAGTCCACAGGGCTGGACTTCACATCCGGCCACAAAATTATCGAAATCGCGATAACCCGTTATGAACTTGAAACCCAGAAGCACATCGACAGCCTTGAGATGCGCTTCAATCCGCGTCGCAGTATCGATCCGAAGGCGCAGGCGGTGCATGGCATTTCACTGGAAGATCTGGCGACGGAACCGCTGCTGGCTGACCACGCAGGCAAGATTGCTGCGTACATGGGCGCATGTAGTGCGTTAGTCGCCCATAACGGAGAGGCTTTTGACCTTCCGTTTATTCGCCACGAGTTCGGTAGCTATGGGGTGAAATTGCCAAATATCCCCATCGTAGACACTATGCTAGATGGGTTGTGGGCTACCGAGGATGGGAAGCGTCCACGTCTGGAAGAGCTGGCCTTTTCACTTGGGTTCACTTACGACCGTGATAAGGCCCATAGTGCTCTCTATGATACCGAGCTGATGATGCAGTGTTTCTTCAAAGCTCGGGAAAAATATGGTTTTTTCGACTTTTAA